TTAAAATTCTGCCACTTTAGTTAAAAAAGCTTTCTTAAGAATGTCTGGTGTATAGCTTGCTGCGAAATTTCTACTTTCATCTGTGCTAACATCCACTTGCCTCAATAATAAATTCTTCTGTTTATCCTGATCAAATCCAGCCATATGAATTAAATGGCAATTAAATGTTTGCCCATTCATTTCAAATCGCTTATTGAACATAACATTAGCATCTGCTAAATTGTCAAGGCCACCTATATTAACCAAGTTAAGATATTTTTTTGCTATTGTAACCCCTGGATAATCATCATATTCAGTTTTATAAGCCACTAAACCTATTCTTACAGGTTGCTTGTTAAGTTGAGCATGTACATTGATGAAGCTATCAAAAATTTTTGTAAAACTATCTAAATTGGTTTGGTCTTCCTCAAACAAACGATCTACAAACAAATCGCTGCGCTGAAGTGTAGATAGCATACGAATTTTATTATCTTCAGAGGAAAGCTGTAATCTCGGTATTTCTGGTGGAGCATCTTTAGGAACAATACCAAGCATTTGATTGTTTGTTAAATTTCGATCGTAAATATTTTTTATTCCCAGTCGAGCAAAGTATGACAGACCATCGAAATCAATTGGCGTATTTACGTCATAAAAAAAAGCAAGTTGTAACTGTGAAATTTTCATCTTCGTTCCATATCCATTGTGGCTCTAGTATGATTTTATCCCATAACGGACCGACCTATAAAGGGTTTTGTAATAGCAAAAAATGTTGGATTTTTCTCCGCTTAGAGCTTGAGCAGTACCTCTTTGTACAATTTTTAAACCACGGCGAAGGGTAAACCTCGCTAAGGCCTTCAACATCATGATTGTTGACAATTCATGGCATAATCCAAGTTTTCAAAAAACCATCATTAGTGGCATTTATTTAACCCGTAAAAGATCTGAATACCGTGTTGTATAACGCGGTGAAAGCATTTCTCGCCTCATCTTCCACTGCTGCTGTATGCCCTGCCCGGCAAAATAGAGCGTGCCCTTGCCATCCTTTGCGTTCAGTTGATCCAACACCTGCATTAACCTTTCGCTACCGGCCCGCGGCGCATTCGAGTCGAACAAGTTGAGTTGGGCCACGCCTTGGCTGAAGAAGTCCCCGAGCATAATGCCGGCTTTCTGGTATCGGTGACCATCCTTCCAGATTTTGTCCAGGCACTTAACCGCGGCGTTGATGATATCGCGAGAATCCTGTGTAGGTGTGAGAAGCTTCATTGACGCACTGTTGCCGTAATATGTCTCATTCAGGGCAAAGGGTGAAGTCTTCACGAACGTAGAGATAAAGCGGCAGTACTGATGTTCCCCCCGAAGTTTTTCAGCACCACGGGCGGCATAGCTACAGATAGCCTGGCGCATCTGTTCATACTCAGTAACGCGTTCGCCGAATGACCGACTACAGACAATTTCCTGCTTTGCTGGCGCAAACTCCTCCAGATCGAGACATGGTTCGCCACGCAACTCCCGGACGGTTCGTTCCAGCACGACATTGAAGTGTTTACGAATAATCCATGTGCTTTGTTCTGAGAGGTCCAGAGCCGTTTTAATGCCCATGGTGTTAAGCTTCTTACTGATACGCCTTCCGACACCCCATACGTCGTCTACTGGTACCAGAGCCAACAATCTGCGCTGACGGTCGATATTGGACAAATCAACCACCCCACCAGTCTGGCGCTGCCATTTCTTGGCGGCGTGATTTGCCAGCTTAGCGAGTGTTTTTGTCTGCGCAATGCCAACCCCGACGGTCAGATGCGTCCGCTTCAGAACGGTAGCGCGGATTTCTTTGCCGAACTCCGTCAGGTCCCGGCAGTTGCGAACTCCTGTCAGGTCGCAAAAAGCTTCGTCGATGCTGTAGATTTCGACGCGAGGGCTCATTTCCTCTAGCGTGGTCATCACACGGTTCGACATGTCAGCATAAAGCTCGTAATTACTGCTGAAGCAAACAACACCGGCGCGCCGGAATAGGTCCTTTTGCTTGAAGAAAGGCTCCCCCATGGTAATTCCAGCAGCTTTGGCCTCGGCGCTACGCGCTATGACGCAGCCGTCATTATTCGAAAGAACAACCACCGGCCGCCCTCTCAAATCGGGCCTGAACACTGTCTCGCATGATGCGTAGAATGAATTCACATCACAGAGCGCAAACATATCAGCTGGCCGATTTAACAATGAAAGTAACTACGCCGAAAACGTCCAGCGTATCTTCGCTGCCTACCAAAATCGGACTGTAAGCACCGTTCATCGGATTGAGCTGAACAGTAGGACGCAGTTGAAGGCGTTTAACAGTAAATTCCCCATCCACAGCCGCAATGACAATGTCTCCGTGTTCAGCAGTCCGTGAGCTATCAACCACCAGCAGATCACCGTCGCTAATCCCCGCTTCTATCATCGAATCCCCTGCGGCTTTAACGAAATACGTTGAACTGGGATGGGAAACAAGCAACTCATTAAGATCAATACGCTGCTCTACATAATCAGCTGCGGGGCTGGGAAAACCACATTGCACCAAATCGCTGTATAGTGGGATTGCGATAATTTCTCGCAGTTCAGTAGGCCTGATAAATTCCATTACGCATACCTCAAACACTGTTTTTATATACAGTAGTTTCGTTTCTGTCAGCGCGCAATACACCTTAGTCGTAACGACTGTTTAAAGCTTCACCGCTTCGCTTCTAAGTTTCTATCAGGCTTCGAATTATTATTTTTGTAAATTTTCCGACTGAAATGCCAGATGCACAAATTTAAGCCGGTTTGGATGCAGGGAATTTTTTATAAAGCGTACAGACAGCAACATCATAGATAATTGCCACCTGCTTTCTGTCCATTCCGTTTGAAATCAACCTGCCAGCCTGCGCCCATTGCTCCGGGGTTAACTTCGGTCGTCTGCCGCCTATGCGCCCTTTCTCCCGGGCTGCCGCCAGTCCTGCCCGGGTGCGTTCCACGATTAACTCCCTCTCCATCTCGGCCAGGGCTGACATGATGTGGAATATGAAACGCCCCATTGGGCTGGAAGTGTCGATGCTGTCCGTAAGGCTTTTGAAGTGGATGCCGCGCTGCCGGAGTTCGTCCACCAGCAGTACCAGATTCCGCATGCTTCGCCCGAGGCGATCCAGTTTCCACACCACCAGCGTATCGCCCTCATTCAGCGTTCGCAGAAGCTTTTTAAGCGCTGGCCGGTTCGCTACCGTCCCGCTCATTTTTTCCTCAAAAACCTGTTCACATCCTGCGCGTTCGAGAGCTTGTCGCTGAAGATCTGTGTTTTGGTCATTTGTTGACACCCTTACGTAGCCAATTTGCATATTTTTCACCCAATATTTTCTGCAAAAAAATCAGGTGAAGTTATCGGCATGGTTGCCGCAGGGCAATCTATAAAACGTCGGTTTGGGAGAGAGCAACACAGCCAACTTTGGAAGCCTCGAAATTGGTGCCAAAAAACCCTCTACTGCAAGCTTTGTGGATTTCCATTTCCTTGGCACTAACGACTATGACGCACGCATTCTGTGCGGTGGTAATTCTAATGGCGCTATGGGGAAAGGAGACTTCACATTTTACGCAGGGAAATACGTTTTTATCGGCGATAGCTTTGAATTTCGTAACCCTATAACCTGTCAGAACAGCATCAGCGCATCCGCAAAAATTGCGACCACTGCTGATATGGAATGCAAAACTAAAATTGGTGTTTTGGCCCCAGCTGACAATCAGAATGCTCATGTTTGGTTCTATGGCACAGGTGGGGCATCCAGGGGGGTTATTTATTCCGGACAAACAGGAATTATTCAGCTCCGCCCTGACAATAATGATAACGGCGGGTCCAACGGATACGCTTTTGCATTTGGGGCTGATGGTAAGTTCACCTGCGTTACGATGAATCAGACCTCAGATGAGCGGGTTAAATTCGACAAAGAGCCCGTCAGCGCGGCTCTGGATAAGATATGTTCCCTGACGGGCTTCACGTTCGGAATTCAGCTCACAGAATCGGAGTCGGTACGCAGCGCAGGCATCATCGCCCAGGATCTGGAAAAGGTTCTGCCCGTTGCTGTAAGTTCTGGCGGAACTGGCACTACGCCAGCAGGAGAGGAAATTAACGATCTTAAAACGGTGGACTACAGTGCCATGAGCGCCCTGTATGTTGAGGCCATTAAGGAGCTGGCCGAACGGTTAAACCTCATCGAAAAAGAACTGGCTGACCTCCGCGGCTCGACAGTTGCCTAATCTTCTCCGTCACTTTGCAGACTGTACTGTTCACGCCTGAAAACTGAATCAGTGGGCATATCCAGGCGAACATCGATCCAGCTGTTCGCTGGCACGTCCATCGGTTCCCCTTTCGTTTTGACGAACTCCCCGTCATCGCCTAGCAGGTATTTTCGCTTAAACAGGCGGATAGTCAGTCCTCCGTTTTCGGTTTGTTCTGCCTCAACTACACCCAGTTCCCCCATGCCGCCAGGGTCCATTGGCGGCAGTAACTGCCATCCCTCTGACGCCAGGCCTGCCGAACCTGTGAGAACATAAACGCCGACATCAAGCCGTGAAATAGTAATGCCCTCAGCCTCGGCGTTCGCCGCACCGCAGCCGCACCAGGTAAAACCATCCTCAGCAATATCTGAGCGCAGGCAGGTATCAGCGCTGGCAACGATGCGAGCAACCGGAGACGCTGCTTTCAGGGTGCCATCGCTGGCTTTCGTTGTGTTTGCTGTATGGTAAAGCTCCCGCCATGCGTTATAACTACCGTTGCTCATGGATCGAAAGAACATTCGCCCTGATGCAGAATATGACCCGGCAATCTGAAATTTATAGAGATTGTTATTCGTGCAGTTGAATGCGATGACCCCAACGTACTGGCCGTTACCAATTCCTCCAGGATTATCGACAAAATCACCATTTGAAGCATAGAAAGCAGTTTTCAAATCAACGCTATTTCCACTCATTGAGTCAGGAATTGAAGCTGCATCACCTCTGACCGAACCTATCCCAAAATCCCCAACAGAAAGCATATCGCCGGAGCTGCTATAGGCGTTTCTCGTCGCGCTACTTCCCAAACCGACCTTTATTCACCCGCATCGGCAGTCATGGCCAGCTCTGCTGCTCTGATTTTTTGGTTATATAAAGAATCAGCAGGCATTTCGACGCGCACGGACACAAACTGGTCACGGGGGATGTCGACTGGATCACCATCACCCACGCCTTCCAGTTCGTTCCTGGCGAACGCTGGTGCATCAGGGTGAGTACGGTGATAGGTTTTCACCAGCACAGAACCATCGGCACTAACCTCATAATCCAGCCAGATAAGCGGCTGCTTGTTGCGATCGTTGGGGATGTCAAAACCACCATCAATCCCGCCCCAGGCAGCATCTGAGTTCAGTCCCTGGCATCCTTCAATCAGATATTGACCTGTAGCCAGACGAGTTACAGTGCAGCCTTCTGATTCGTCGTTCGTCCGGTATGCTCCATCCGAAAAGACCTTCACAACGGGGGATGAACGCTTAATAAAGCCGCTGGCATCGACAGTCGTGTTTTTTGTTCCCCAAAGATTGTTGTATTGCGCTGTGCCTGTAGAAATGCTGGAGTCATTACCAGCGGAGACCATAGCATTACCGGTTCTGTAATCTACCCATAACGTTGAAGCTGTATCACCCGCGCGGAAATAGAGCGAAGCACCATACTGAAAATTCTGCCCGCCAATAATGAGGCCTGAATTTAAACTGCGAAATGCTGCTGTACCGCCGTTTTGTTTTCTCTCATTCATACATTGCGCCACATTCCCGATCTGCGAATCAAAACCAGTTCCTAGCGCTGCACTTGAGGCGATGATGGCCCCGTCAGTAGAGCGAAGAGATAAATAGCGGTTAAGGGTGTTATTGGCACCGTTGATGTGTAGCGTCAGGTAGTCGATACCATCAGAACGCCTTTCAGCGTAGAAGCGAGCATAGTTCTTCACCGAACCACTGCCGTCCCTCGATGTGGTTGTTAAAATCCCTGATGCAGAAGAGTCATTACCGCGCTCGAGATTCAAATTGCTGAAAGCAACATTATCGCTACCTCCCAAACCGAGGTTTGTGCGAGCGTCAGCGGCATTCGTTGCCCCGGTCCCACCGTCCGAAACTCCAACCGCCCCATTGCTCCCTTTCTGGACCAGTTTGCCGATCGCCGGAACGGTTACACGAGCGCCGTTGATGGTAACGGTGATGTTCTGGTTTGCTGAGGTGGTGGCGAACGTCTCCCAGGCGCCGATGTTCTCGTCATACTCGTTGATGAGCTGAGACATGCTTTGCGCCAGGCCGTCGACCGAGAGACTATCAGTAACAAGAATGCCGTACTTCTGGCCGCTCAACGCCGGAGACGCGGCAGGCGTAACCGTCAGTGACGTCGCACTGTTGATGGCCGTGATCTGAAACATCTGTACCGGGTTAGAAAGAACAAATAACGTCTGGCCAACCCGAATCTGGCTGGCGGGTGCCGTCCAGTTCGTGCCGGTGCCGGTGGCTGTATTTCCGTTAATGGCGATGGTGCCAGTGTTATAAAGCATATTATCTCCAGGCAATAAAAAACCCCGCCGGAGCGAGGTTGATTAAAAAGACAGTTTATTCAGACGTACATATCGGGAAGAACGGGAAGGTTCAGTGGCGTTACCGTGTCATTACCAAAAATTGCATACCGCTCGCGCCCAAGATATTTCCCACCCTGAACTGAAGCACTGCCGTTCTGTATTTTTATTCCGAACATTCGATACACGTACATGCCATTTACTTCGTGAGCCATCAGCCCGAATCTGCCCAGCGGAACATAGCCGCTGCCGATGCTCACGGTATTTTTCGAAGGCGTCCAGAGTTGATTGAGGTAAACGAAAGGCCGCCTTGTCGTCGAAAACGTGCAAGCCCCGGCTGCATTGAAGATGTTTAGCCCGGTGCCCGGCTGCGGCGCCACACCACTGGCGAAGATGACAATATCTATCGTGCCGGTCGTCGGAGCGTCATCGTTGGTGGATGGAGGGCTGAAGAACCTGACCGTGTTGCCATCGAAATCGACGGTGTTACCGCTATTGCAGCGCCCAAAGACAATATATTTGGACTTGTCGTACCCCGCTATCGTGGGAACTGCCCAGCCGCCTGTGGGGACATTGACGGTCCCCTTCCAGATACACTGCCCTGACTGCGTGGCATTGGTTATTGAGGTGAAGTCAGTGCTGTTGCTGATTAGCAGCCCCTCCCCACTACGCTGGCCTGACGGAAATATCTGCCAGAGACTTCCGGGGAAAGTGTACGTACTTTCACGCTCACTGATGCTTACATCCTTCATCGTTGAGTTCTGCGTCACGCGTCCACCGGATATGGTGACCGAGTTCATTTTATGAAGCAGCCCTGAATCAAGATAAGCCGTCGCGTGAGGGATAAACAGCACCTGCGCCCCGGAAACATAACCGGCAATATCAGCGTACTTGGCTTTCTGGTAGCCACTGTCAAAGTAGGCCCCAAAAGACGGGCACCGAAGACCCGCCGTTATCTCCATGCGCTTTCCACCATCATTCAGGTCAATCAGTAGTCCTCTTGGCATATTATTCCCATTCTCCAAGTACGATACGTCCGCCTCCGGTCAAGTTGATAGTTACACCATTACTGTCTATCACCGTCGCCTTGTTCGGCCCGCTAAACCCGAAATTACCAGTCGTTGCATACAAAGCCCCGCGAACGGTGACATTGTTCAGTTCAGCGTTACCACTTTTCGGCATATTCCAGCCTGTCTTCCCGGTCACAAAATTATTGGATTTCAGTGAATCGGTAATTTTTGCGAACTGGATGCTGGCATCCCTGAAGTAAGCATCGTTGATGAACACCTGCCCGTTCTGGATAACGAACGGAAGGGACACCGTGGCTCCGGCCTGGTGAGTGACGGCGAAGCGGTCAGCCAGGAAGATAACCTGCGACTGCATGCCGGACGGCGTATTCTCTACACCGATCCCCATCCCTGCGGCGTAGTACTGACCATTGCTGGATAACCCGACCTTGATGCTGTACATCGCCTTCAGATCCCCGTTAACGTTCGCGATGGCCTGAGCGTTAGTGGTAATGGCTGACGTATGCCCGTTGATGGTCGCTGTGATGCCGTTTATCTGCGTGGCCGTGGCCTGCTGGTAATCGGAGAACGTCTGGTTCAGGCTGTTGATGGATGCCTTGTTGCCGTTCACGTCAGTTTGCAAACTCAGCAGCGAACGCGCCGTTGCCTCCTTCTCGTTGACGATCACCTCATCAATGCGGTCCAGCTGCGCGCTGTTACCGGCGACCGATGCCGACAGCGTTTTGCGCGCGGCCACCTGCGCCAGATTGCCCTGAATAATCGCGATGGCGGAGTTCTTCACTCCTCCCGTCATACCGTCCATAGACACGTTTATGCTATCGATTCGCTGACCCAGTGCGGTATCGGCCGTCGCTACTGTCTGCTCAAGCTCGTTCAGAGAAGAAGACACATCTCCGACCTTGCTCGACAGGTTTGTAACGTTGGTCTGAACCTTCCCGATATCCTGGGCATTTTGGGCAATTTTCTGCGCCTGTTGCCCCAGTTCGTCGTTGGCCTGTTTGATGTCGTCAGCCATGCCAGCAATTTTTTCATTGCTGTCTACCGCGTTCTCGATCAGGTCTTTGAACGTATCGGAGCCTTTCATGTCCTCCAGGATTGCATCGGTGATATCGGATACATCGATGCTGGCCTGCCCGCGCACAAAGTCTGTATAACCTGATTCGTTTCCGCTGCGGTCCACCAGCTGCGCGCGGTACCAGAAAATTTGCCCAGCCTTAAGGCCCATCTGCTGATACTTGCGCTGCGGATAAGGCACATCGGTCAGCAGCATCGCATCTTCTTCGGTACCGGTCAGGCTGTACTGAATTTCCGTCTTCAGCGTGTCGTCGGTATTCGCCGGAAATCCCCAGCTCAGCTCGATACCGAATACCACATTATCGGAAGCGATGAAGCCGACCGGTTTCGGCGGATTGCCCACTTTACCGGTCAGCGTTTTCTCTTCGGAATAGCCCCACCCGGAAGAAATTTCTGCGGCATTGATGGCGCGTACACGTACCAGGTAGCGGCCGGCATAAATCCCCGGAACGTCGAATGACGTGGTGGAGCTGCGCGGCACGTTAACCCAGTTCCCGTCATTGCGGCGCCATTGCGCTTCATAGGCGATAGCGTTCTGCGCCTGGTCCCAGCTCACGCGCATGGTTTCGACGCTGATATTCTGCTGCACCACCGAAAACGAACTGATTACGATGTTGTCTGGCGGTGACTGATTGCCCGGCGGGATCACGCTCACCGGCCGCTGGTCAATGACGGCTCCGGTATCAATGCGATTGAATTTATCCGGATCGTGATTTGCACCGACAATTGTGAACGTGCCGTCATTATTATCAGTTACCGTAATAACGCGATACTGCTGTGCGTAGAGCTCGTCAGACTCAATGACCCATATGGCCTCAGCCACAGGCGTTTCGCTGTAAGCGGTCGTAACGGTCACTTTATTGCCCGTAATCGACTGAATGGTGCGTGACTGTGAAACACCCGATGGAAGATTGACAATCATCCTGTCGGCTGCCGAAGCATCCGGCGCCCTGTCCAGCGTCAGCACGCGACCATTCACCGCAGAGATACGGCCGCCCAAGTCGCGCCCGGAGAGATTTCGGTCCGCTACAGCGATTACATAGCCAGGCTGCGGAATGTTGCCATCTTCCCCTACTTTGAAAGTAACAACGCGATCTTTGTTGTTGGTGAGGATCCCCCATCGCCCTTTCCGATTCGCTTCCGACTGACGGGTACAACCGATCGCAGTTATCTCAAGTTGATTAAATCCATAACGCGAAACCAGCGCCTGTTCAAAAACAGGTTCCATCGCATCAGAATAGGCGTTATCAGGATCAGACCAGGATACGAGCGCATTGGTATAACGGTTCTTTGTGGTGCTGCTGGAATAGGTAAACCGGCCATCGATAACGTTCGCATGCGTGTATGTAAAATCAACATCCCTCGGCATGTCCGCCAGCGCAACAATCTGGTCGTCGCCCCAGTAGGTCATCCCGCGGAAGATAGCAGCAAAATCACGCAGGACCGTATAAGCGTCGTTGCGTTCCTGAATGTAGACGTTGCAGGTATAACGTGGTTCGGTGCCACTTCCGCCTTTGCCATCCGGCACCATCTGATCGCAATACTGTGCAACCTGGTAAAGTGTCCATTTGTCTATGTTCGCTGTTGTGAGACGATCCCCAAGCCCGAAACGGTCGCTAACCACCAGGTCGTAGAATATCCACGCTGGGTTATCTGTCCAGGCCCATTTGAATGTCCCAAGCCACGTACCGCTATAAGTTCTTGTTTCCGGATCGTAAGTATCCGGTACGCGGATGACACGACCACGTGGTTCACAGGCAATTTGGGGAATAGAGCCATTGAACTGGCTGGAATCAAACTCGATGTACAACAGAGCTGTGTTTGGATAGCGCAGTTTGGCATCGATGACCTCTGTATAACTTTGGAGCGTCATCGTGTCGCCAATTTTGGCACTGTTTGCGTCAGCGGTAATTTTGCGCAGTCTGATGGTCCAGGTGCTGCCAGCTTTCGGTAAATCGATGCGATGGCTGCGTTCATAACCGGATGTGGTTTTCCCGGTCACATTAGTATCAAGGACCTTTTGCCAGCTACCACCGTCCGTCTGAAGCTCCACCACATAGTTGATGGAATACCCTACCAAATCCCCGTTATCTTGCTGTTTGAAAAGAGATGGCCACTTCAGGCGCAGGCGAACCGCTGAAAGCTGCGTATTGGTGAAGGTATGCGTCCAGGCTGTTTCGCTGGATACTTCGGTACCGACGCTGATTTCATTTTCTGTGCCAGGTATCCCCTGAATGTAATCCTGAGCCTGTGTCCCTGGGCGAAACTCCCACACGACACCGCTGAAGTTCTCGGAACCATCAGCGTTTTGTAAAGGTGTGCCGTCAAGATAGATATCCCTGGCGGTCAGCCCACCAGCAAACTCCCCTTCACCGAGAACCATCAGGATTTTCGCTTTCGCAACGGACTGGAGATCATCGGGCTGCTCGACAGGGGTGCGGGAACTCGAGCTTCCGCCTTTACGTCCGGTAATTGTTTTAGCCATATCGCGCCCATAAAAAAGCCACCCGAAGGTGGCCTGATTGACAAATATTTGTTATTGCTGGTCTTCTACGTAAATCCCGGCAGAAGCAACAGCGCCGCCGATTCGCCGTTTACCATAGAAAATGGGGACAGGGTTTCCCTGAGAGGTTGTGTTCGTCACGCCACCAAATGCATAGCTGGCGCGGTTATCTGCTGATTGCTTGCTGGCTAGCCCGGTAGTCTGTGGAGAAAGCACCTGGACTACGCCGCCGATCGCCATTGATGCCCCAACCCCCGCCACAGCTCCCCATCCTCCAGCAAAAGCAGTCCCACCAATCCCGATCGCGGCCCCTCCCGTGACGAACGCAGCAACAGCGACAAGGGCAACCCCGAGGATTGTCTGAAAAACCCCGGCTCGCTTACTGCCGATGATCACCGGCGCGATACGGATTTCCTCTGTGCTCCTGTCCATACTGAGTTCATCGTTTACGAGGTTTCGTTTCCCGCTGAATACCGCATAAGTTAAACCTCGTTGCTTACTGGTATTCAGGAAACGTTCAAAACCCGGCACGATAATGCTCAAGGCGCGGATGGCCTCCTTTGGTGAAGCTACTGATAAACGATATTCACGCCCAAAGGTGGCGCCTAGCACGCCGTACAAACGAATTGTGCGGACAGGCTCAACATTGAGTAATGCAGCCATTTTCCCCCCATACAAAACTGTCACAGGCGGTTATCAGAAACAGTCTTTAAACCGCAGTATTTTCATTGTGCGCTCACGCCAGTAACCGCCATAAGGTACGCGCTGGCTCAGATGCCCATAAAGGTGATGCAGTAGCATGTTGCCTTCCAGCAGAATTCCCGCATGATTCCACTTATCAGCCTGAACTTGCATAATCACCATATCGCCTGGTTTCGGTGGCCCATCGAATTCACGGAATCCGCACTCGTACCAGCAATCCTGATAGAAGTTGTCCGGATAGTCGTTTTCCCACCAGGGATAATCAACCCGGTAATCGTGGAGTTCGATACCATGCGTTTGCCGGAAATAGCTCATCACCAGCCCCCAGCAGTCGAAGTGACCAAGCACAAAAGGACGCTCCAGCAGCGGCAGCTCTCCGCGCGGCTTAATGGTGCGTAAATCCCCCTCTGGCCAGCTCACGATATGCCAGGGTAAAAGCGTTGAGTCGCATTGCGCTTTATCCAGTTCGCTCGGCTGCGTAGTGGCGTCAGGGTGGCTGTGAGCGATGGCGATCACCGTACCCCAGTCCTCAGCAGCTGCGTAATCTTCAGGGCAGAGGACAAAATTTTCCTCCGGCGCCGCGGCAAGATTCCGGCACGGGAAATAACGTTCAACACGGCTTTTTTGCGCCACCACACCACAGCACTCACTAGGATATTCAGCGGCAGCGTGCGCCATAATCGCATCAATGGTTTTCTGGCGCATATCAACTCCTAATCAACGACGTGCCCGGGAATCCACCGAACGGCAGTTCGTTGCCGTCTCCATGCCGGAGCTTACAGGCCGTAAGCGTGCCGGGGCATTCATCCAGCGACGGATCGCTCACCGGGTTGTTGTTTTTATCGAAATAGCGGGTACCGGCATAGTCGCAGCCGTCGCCGGTGCGGTACTTATTGCGCATGCACCAGGTGCACAGGGAATGAAGCTGGCGTGTGGGGATCATCTTACCCTGCAACGACATCGGGCTATCGAGTACGAATTCGATACTTTCGCCCGGAATTTCGCTGCTTTTGCCATCGATGTAAAAAACTCGTTTTCTGACCTGTTGCGGATCAGCTGTTGCGTTACCTGCGGGGAAGTTCTTCGCATCTAGATAATGTGAATAAGTGTCATGGATAGTAACTTTGGCCTGTAGCATATCGTCATAAGCAAGGCACAGCGCTGTAATCTTGCTATCGATATCTGCAACCGTGAGCGTTGGCTGGGCGATGTTTCCGTCTGTGGAGGCTTCAAGCCCTTCAATTTGATACGGCCAGGCAGCATATTCTTCCCCCTGCCACCAGATACTTTTCGCCTTCAGCTTTGATTCATCGCCACCAGCGGCTGCGATTTCTTCTTCTGTGTGCGGGAGGTTGTACGCGTGAAATCGCAGTACATCATCCACACCGAACGTAGAGCCATCGACTTCGATAAGACGGACTTTGTTGCCGGGCTCAAGGCTTTGATAATCTGCTGTGATCATGGTGCATAAGCCTGTTTGAATGTTGCAGAAATGGTCATGACTTTGCTGGATAAGGGCTGTGACTTGATTGATTCGGCCTCAATCCGGTAGAGCCCAGTTTCGCCAACTGGAGATGTCCAGATAAATGCCTTTGTGACGTGAGAACGAAAGAATTTAAGGGCCTGAAGCATGTCCGTTTTTTTGCCCGTGAGCGTGACAGGCCATGACTGTTTTTCAGGGTTAATGCCTTCCCCGGCGATCTGCTCATAGCCATCGCCAAAGGTTGCAGAACGCGTTTTAAGGCTGAACGACCCTTCCATTCCCGCCTGTATCTGTGTTCGCCAGGTGAATGTTTCGATTGCCATGTTTTCTCCGGGCATAAAAAAACCCGCCAATTGGCGGGCTCGGTAGTCATATTTTTCTATGGTTTGAGGTTGTCCAGAATAGCCTGAACTGAGTTCTTATCCTTGTTACTGGTGGAAGGCACCTGATTTACTTGCCCCCCTGGCATTTGGCTTTCTATCCACATATCGCTCCAAACTTTTGGTGTCTCGTTCACCGATGCGATAGTAAACCGCAGTTTAGCCATAGCTGGCGTGGAATAAGCGTTGCCAACCATCATCTGCGCAAGAACGCTATCAGTCGGTTTCCCGCAAACAACATTCGTATCGGTGGCCTCGAAAACATTAAGTCCTTTACTGTTACAGAATACAACTAATGCATCCTTTACCTGGGCTTTGGTTTTCCCAGGGTATTCAGCTTCAGGCTTACCTGATGCGGTTTGCTTCTTTAATGGTTCCTGACCAGCACAACCAGACAACAACATAACCCCAAGAGCTAACGCAATTACGTTTTTCATTAAGCATTCCCTTCGATTGCAATCGGAAACATCTTAACATTATGATTTACATGATCAAATCAAAGAATGAAGAGTATTTAACGTGTTTTAGAAGCATTCCAGATAAGTCCTCCAGGTCTCAATTGCTTCGCTATACCTTCACGAACTGATTGATCAATAGTTTGCTTATAGGCTCGGGACATCGCATCGCTACCAGCGCTGGTTTGCTGTTGCGGGTTCTGGTTCTGCACAACGACTGACGTTTGCACCGTCACATTCCCTGAACCAGCAGCCTGTAATCCATACATCGGAGCGTGGCCAACATAACCGCCATTTGCATAACCCTGTGCACTTCGCATAAGTGAATAGAGATTTCCAACCCCCAGCGCACTTGTTGCCTCTTTGGTGAAGACGAATTCGCCACCATGCACCACGCCTTTTGGCTGAAACTTTCCTCCATCCCCCGTGTAGCCGCCAGTATCGAATTCTGGAACTGCGCCGCCACTAGAAAATCCGAAAAATGAACCAAATGATGTCCCCCCAAACGCAGACTTCATTCCGTTAACCAGCGCCAATTGTGTCAGCATCTGGGCTGTTCCTTTCAGAAAGGTTGTCAGGAAATCTGAGAAGTTAGCTTTTCCAGTGGTAAAAAAGTCTGTAAGAGTGCTGGCCATACCGGTGAATGCATTGCTGGTAAGTGTCTGCACTTGTGAGTAGACATTGGTTGCGGAGTCCTCAAATTCAGCCCAGCCCTTTTTCGCGCCGGTCAACCAGTCGCCACGCAACCTGTCCTCTGCGGCATAGTAATTATTCGCCGCTTTGAGCTGCTTCTGATAACCAACATCCTCCAGAGAACCGCCAGCGTTCACCCAACCTGCGGCAAGCTGACTTTTCGCGAGTTCGCGCTGAGCTAACCGATCGATCATTCCAGCTCCACCGACCAAAGCAGCCTGCTTCTCTGCCATCTGCGTGACGTATTTCTGCGAGGTATCCATTCGCTTGTTCAGTTGTTCCTGTTCGGTAATCTGATCACCTAACAGGGCTTTCTGCCGTGCCAACTGAAGCACCTGGTCTTTACTCGCCAGCAGGGAGCGTTCCTGCTTTGTCAGTGAACGTGAACGCGAGGCCTCTTCCAGCACCTGAAATTTCGCCTCAGTGGTCCACAGATCTTTGCGCTGCTTGCTGATAGTGTCGTTCAGCCCTTTATGCTGCTGAAGCGCTCGCAACTGCGCCTGAAGCGCCAGCAATTCGGCCTGAGCAGCGTCAGTACTGCGGTCGCCAGCAGATACAGTGCCCTGTTTTCCTGTTTTCGTTTTTTTGCCAAACGAAGCGACTGCTTCGCGATCCTTCTGAGTGGTCGCGGCGCTTATCTTGCGGGATGTATCGAGGTAATTGCCTGCGCTAATGTCAGCTGCGTCCCAGTCCTTTTTCAACTGAGATACGCTGTTACCATAAGCGGCGGCCATTTGTTCGTTATAGGCCTGCCATCCCTGCAAAGTATCAGTTTTCGCCCAGTCAGGAACGAGATTAATCGCAGCCGCGATAGAAGAAGAAATAATCTGGTTCAGCTTCTGGAAAACTATCGCGACGCTGTAATAAATCGCGTTAAATTCCTTGAGCGTGTTTGATGCCAGCTCAGCTACCCACCGACCGATGCTCTGCATAGCCTCAGACGCCCATCCCTTGATATCAAGCCACAGGCGGCCAAATGGCGTCAGCGAGTCGTAAGCCTGCTCTCCGCGCTCTGCCATCGTGTCGCCAAACAAATCCATAGCTTGAGTAACGGCAGCGGTCTGGTCTTTCTGCTTAACTAACTCGTCAATGTGCTTAAGCTGTGAAACGGTGAGAAAGTTGAATTGCTCATTAAGGTTCTGAAGAGCCTTAACCGGATCCTTATCAATATCCTTATAAGCCTTGGTAATGTCCTGAGCCGAAACAATACCAGTTTCAACTGCCAGCGCTGTCGCTTTGGTAGCTTTCTCAAGCTGTTGCTGGGTCATTGAGCCGATACCAACCAGCTCTGTCATCAGACTCTGGACAGTGCCCACCGTAGCCCCAGTTGAAGCAGAGATTGACTGGGAGGATGCCATAATCTGTAGCGCTGACGTGCCGGCAATATTGCCAGTCCTGATAATGGCCTTGTTGATTTCGTCGTAGGCGGTGAAGTAGTCCGATCCCGCTTTCGCCGCAATCAGAACGGCACCAGCCAGGCCGCCAATGGCCACTCGGGCAGGCGTCACCATCGACAACATCGCTTTCAGAGCATTGCCTACACCGCCAAACGAGTCACGGAGCTGACCGCCCTGCTGAATAGCAACCATATAAACCGGCATGCCGGAAGCCAGTGAAGTCACAATATCCGTCATTTGCATTGGCAGGTAACGCATGGCATTACGGTACTGCCCCGCACTGATAGCTCCAGATTTCCAGGACTCTTCCTGCTCTTTTAGTCGGGCAATCATTGGCGCAGCGCGATCCGAAACGCCGAGCTGGGCCGCTTTCAGTTCAAGCAACTCTGCACGGGTTTTTCCGATAGCTGCAACCTGGTCATCGAGTGAGTCGATAAAATTTTTGCCTGCGGCAGCTGCCCGTTGCGCTGCCTGAGCCTGCTCAATGCGAGCACGGCCCTCTGCTGATTCAGATTCCATGACCTGCGCCAGTTTCGCGCGGGTTGTCTCAAGCACGCTGTTGTAACGCGTAAAATCTTCATCATCCACCAGCCCTTTACTGCGAAACTTAGACAGGCTCTCCTGAATGGTGTCGAGTTCATCCAACGCTTTGTTAACCGGACTGATTTTGTTGAGCAGAGTCTGAAGCTCCTGGCGATGCTGCTTCAGGCTCTCGGTATTTTTCTTCTGGTTGTCGATACCGGTTCGGAACGTACTGTTTAAATCATCCGCTTTCTCTGCCGCCCCGGTAGCCGTACGCTGAAATCGATCTAACTCCTGATTACCGCGCTCCAGTTCGCCGGTATTCACTCGCAGAGAAATAGTGGCGATGTCGTTACTCATCCGGCCCTCTCTTTATGCATTATTTTAAGCGCGGTTCGCTCCATTATCTGGAGATCGGAAAGTGCGGTTGCCTCGTCGTCGACAGCATGGAGTCGCATTACCCAAGGCAGGACGTTGTAATCAAGCCCGGTTGCGCCACCCATACTCGTGCGCCACTGAGTACTGACAGATTGAAAGACACGGAACGCAGGCCAGACATCGGGCCAGACATCCACAATTTTATCGTCGTAGTCATCCGGCGTGAGTCCATAGGGTGCCAGGTCTTCCGCCGTGGGTTCAGGCGTATAAAACGCCGAGGCAACCGCTATCAGTTTTTTTCACGCTGGCCCATCAGTTCGCGATAGTAGGTTTCAGGGATAGCCTTCATCGCCGCCGGATAGTTTTCCAACAGCAGCGACAGGTTTTCCGCGTTAAAAGCATCAGGAAGTGCCCAGCCAGCAATGATTTCCATCAGAAAATCAGTGGCGGTTTTGCCTTCGAGTTTTTCCAGGTCAGCCAGCTCTTTAAGTGGCTTATGATTGAACGTGAATGTCAGCAGGCCATCCTCATCGCCAGCGCGCGGGATCGAGACGTTGGCCTTAAAAGTTGGTTTGGGCTGAAGGGTGAATTTAGTCGCCATCGTTGCCTCTTAGTGAAAGAAAGCCTCCATAGAGGAGGCTTAGACTATCGTTATGCCTGGCTTATGCCGCGGCGCCTGTGATTTTGTAGAACGTCATTGCTGGCGATTGCAGGTTCAGCACGACGCTTACCGTTTCGACTTCGTTCACCGCCGTGGTCGGCGTGTCGTCAAAAGATGCCGTGGCCGCCCAGTAACGATTCTCCTTCGCCTTCGGAACGTACATATAAGCCGCCACAGTCTCTTCGTCTTCATCCAGCTGGCGCAGCAACGGATATACCGGGAGACTTGAATCGTGAGCGATCGAGTAAGTCTGAGAGACGGCAGATTTATAGGTATTCAGGTTGCGCTGACGGTCCTCGCTGAGGAACTGAATCTGTGTGGTGTTCTGATCGCCACCAGATTTCGATACCTCAGTGATTTGTGGAAGTTCGGTCCATCCCTCAATCTTGCGAATAGAGCCGGAACCGCCGCCCACGGCGTATTTGTTTTGGTTTGTGGTATTGATATTTCGAAGAGTAACGGCATTCTCCGCAATCGCGTCGATTTTCGCGATAACGTTATCAATACCTGACCAGTTGCAGTTCACGTGAACGATATCACCGACCGCGATATCGTCTGCGGCGCTGACGGTGATCACCACGTGCTCAGCATTCGTCGCGCCGGTGAAAGTAATGGTCGGGCCGTAGCCCGAAGCCAGATAAACATGAGCGCCGTTAGGCAGTGCGAAGCCCATAATGGTTACTCCTGTGAAATTAGAAAACCGGCACAATGGCCGATGATTTTGACGGGGTCAGTTAATGATGTCGGCCCGGTAGTTCAGGCTGATGGGAATGGTGTAGGAAACAGCGGTCGGGATACCGCGAAAAATTGCTGGCGTGCTGGTGATCCAGCAAGTGAAGTCACTTCCTGCAATGTCCTGCCCCTCAGGGAACAATTCCACTACTCTGCCCGCCAGAGAAACGACTGAGGTACGGCCGGAGCCAGCTGGCGCCACGACATTAATCTGGTACACGCCTGAATAAGTCCGGCAGCGCAACCCGAGATCGATTGTTCGCGGCGTAACGGGCATATCGTGAACGGCCAGGTACATCTCGTTAGCAGGAGGTGTAAACGGCACGTTCTCCCATGCAACAGAAATGCCTTCGGCATCGGCCCAGGAACCCAATCTGGCGGCCAGTGCAGATGCAATATCAGGAATCACCTGGACACCTCATTGATAGCTTCCTCAAAGAAGCGTTGAAACTCAGCAGCGGTTATGCGGACCATTCCGCCCGGTGCCTGTGTGGAATGCCCCATTTCAAGCGGGTATGCATACGGGACGTTGTTGCAGAAATAAATGGCCTTCATCCCGACTTTGAACAGTGACAGCGTGTAGTTCCCGGCTGCTTTTGTCAGGTCGCCGGTCTTGTCTATTCGCCCTGTCTCATCAGTTGTCGGAGCATCAAACGATACCTGCCAGTTACCGCGAAAGCGTCCGCCCGTATACCCCGGCGGTGCTTTGATATCCATCCCATCCACCACCCGGACTTTTTTCTTCAGCCGCCCGGTTTTGGTCAGGTTGTCGGGATTTGCCCGCTGCGCCTCGTTATGGTCGTAAACAGCGCGATTATAGGAAGCGGCTGTCTGGTTAACTTCCCACAACTCCGGGTTGCCCACTGGGGACATCATCACCAGCTGGTTAAGTATTTTTATGCCGACGGCGCGCACCACTGCTTCCTGATTCGTTTTCGCCTTATTAACGAAAGCCGTGATTTCAGCCAGGAAAGCCGCGTTCTCGCCCATGTTAAGCCCTCAGTTGCGCTTTGTAGCAGAGTACCAGCGAGGCAGGTTTTGCCGGGTTGGGTTTGATAACCCGGTGGGCTGTGCCATCAATATCGACTACGTCGCCGATTTTAATTTCCTGCTCTGCGGTAAAGACGATTCGAACATCACCGTTTACGATGACTGTTCCGTCTATCTCACCGGGTGCGTATTCCGTTTTAACGCCGATCGCAGTGAACTGAACATCATCCGTTTTATCCTCGACTCCACCGATAACCGTTACTGAACCCTTGCGGGTGACGTTGTATAACGCTCCGTTCTGCCTGAGCATGCGCGTTGTTCTGGCCTGCATACGTAGGTAATCAATCGCCATATCAGACCCTCTCTGCAAATGCATTGATGGCGAAACCTCGACCACCAGCAAGGTCGCCTAACAGCGCCATGACAGCAGGATAGGACGGCGTGAAAACTTCACCATCTGCGACCGCATAGGTCATGGTGACAGCACCTTCCACACGTTCAGTTTTCACAGCGGCTTCGCGCACGCTGGAGAGTAAATCTCCGTCGATTGCCTCTACCGCCAGCATGCACTGCGCGGTTAAAACCTGCCGTGGAACTTCATCCAGCGGGAAATCATGTTCATCCAGAACGACATTCACGCGTGGCCATGCCAGAGCCTGTCTCGGGTCAGCTTTTGAGCCAACCCAGTCCAGCCCCTCCAGGTAATCCATTGCCTTAATCAGCAAAGGTGTGAGCTTGTCAGGCAGTTCAATGCCGCGTATTTCCGCAAATGAGGCAAGATCCTCTTCACTGGCGTAGCTGTTGGCATCAGGAGAGGTGATATCGGTATTGATCATCGAATCATCCTGTTTATGGGGCTTTCGCCCCATTCGTTATTCTCCGGCAGGTGCAGTGAAGGTTATCTCATCAGTGGTTTTCGCCACTCCTTCAACCGTGCCGGTTATCGTGAAGGTGCCAGCAACGTCTGATGTGAGTTTCACCGTTGCACCACCAGCAGAGCCGGTTTGAGAACTGGCCGTGCTAAGCGTGCCGCCTGTAGACGTCCACACGACGGTTTTACCGGATACACCGGAGCCGTTCAGTGTGTACTTCAGAGAAACAGTTACCGCATCTGTGCTGTCAGCGGTTGCGGAGGTTTTATCCGCTGACAGCGTTACTCCCCCACCGCAGATTCCAGTTTGATCAGCACACCTGCTGTAGATTTATTGCTGGTGAAGTGCTTCTTCCAGTTGCCCGCAGTGCCGATGGCGGTCAGGTCAGGGTTATCACCTTTGGCGGTATCCCAGCTGTAGCCCAGCAGATCAACGTTCACCACGCCTTCAGCGCGATAGCCAACCGCAAGGTTTTCCTGATCGTTGATATCATAGGAACGGAAGCCCGGCGCCTGAGACTCGGTAACGGTCACTGCGCCGGCTACCAGCCCAAGGATCGCATCAGCATCCATGGTGTCGGTCACCAGCACAGGTTTACCCAGCGTGCCCGGCTGCCCGCCGTAAACCACCACGCCCGCTTCTTCGTAAATTTTGTTGGCAATCGCCTCATCCACAATGTCGAAGTAGGTCGCGGAGTGCATCACGAACAGAACCACTCGGTTAAACTTGTCGCCATATTTGCGCAGGCCACGCGTCAGGGTCTTTTTACCGTCGGTCTCAATGTCGGCGGTTACGACCATGTCGGCGTTAGCACCAATCGCCGCAGTCAGCGCTTTCAGGCCATATTTCACATAGCCTTCCAGCGTGGCATCTGCGACATCAACGCCGATCACTTCGGAGAACTCATCAACGGAGCGGCCACGGCGTTTAAAGGCCTCTTCCGTGGTTTCATACGGACCGTATTTCCACGGTGCTTTAACGGATACCGCTTCACCGGCACCGATTTTTTTTCCTGTGACTTTATCGACAGAGTTCACATTGCGCGATTCAATGGAACCACCAACTTTGTAGAAGGCGCGTTTACGGAAGTCGCCTTCAATCAGTTCGTTATCCAGCAAAATCGCACCGTTGGAGGAAGCGTTGAACACTTCCAGATTGTCCTGGCGACGCTCAAGAAACGCGGTCTGCGCCAGATCGTCATAAATAACCAGGTCGGTATTAACAGTCGTTGCCATGGTTTAAATCCCTTATTTCGGAAGTTTGAGGAAGGCCTGCTGGCCGTGTTTGCGGATGTAGTCCGCTTTGTCGCTGGCGCTCATTTCGGAACGTTTCAGGCTTCCACCACCGTTTGGCTTGTGTCCGCCCGCGCCCGTGCCTTCTGCGCGAGGGAACAGATGCGGAGCCGTCTCCTTGAGTGACTCCGCCCACTCAAGCGGGCTTAGTGGGGTTTTGCCGTCTTTGCCGAACAGAACATCGCCATTTGCATCAACCGCTACGGCCTCGCCTTCGTCGTTGAGCTGGAATGTGCCTTTGGCACGCAGAATCAGATCGTCAGAAGCTTCAGGCAGCGCGCCCGCTTTAGAGGCTGCTGCCCGGATTGCATCCCCGAGGACCCGATCCCGGAATTTGTTGGAGAACGCTTCCGCTTTTTCCGCGCGCTCGTTTGCCGCTTTGATCTGCTTATCAACGTCAGCACGCAGACGCTCGGTACGCTTATCCAGCACCTCGTCAATTTTTCCGGCGGCGATAAGCTTTGCCTCTTCATCGTCAGAAAAACGCTGGAGAATGCCGCGTACAGCGTCTGGATCGATACCGTCAAAGCGCGACAGGTTTTCTTTTTGCTGTTTGATGGTGCCCAGCAGTTCAGAGTTTTTCGATTTCAGGCCAGTGACTTCACTGGTCACACGCTCATCAATCAGCTTCTGGATTTCGGGGGTGATTTCGATACCACCGCCACCACTGCCCTCACCGCCGCTTTCAGGTGCGTAATATTTCAGAAGCATGTTTCGAATTAACATAATTTCCCCTCGGGATTTTGTCGGGCCTCGCCCATAAAAAAGCCCCGGCGGATGCCAGGGCGTGTAGAAAGTGATGGTTGTCAGGTTCAAGCGCCTGATAGCTGCTTAAGACGCTCCATGCTGATCCACTCGCCTTTGTCAGTGAACATATCAGCCAGGTCGATTTCACCCGCGCGGAACAGACGGCCACGCTCGGCACCCAGGACCTGATCCTGCCTTTGAGCTGGCTGACGCGCGAGCCATTCAAGATACGTGGTTTTAGCAGGTACCTGCCCATCCATGCTGGCACGAGTGCCCTCGTCCATCTCATCAATATCAATGCCGAGTTCGCGCCAGGACTTGATAATCAGGGTTTCAGTAGAACGGCAGCAGAAATGAATTTTCCCGGGCCCTTGCAGGTAAGGTATTTTGTGCCCGATCGGTTTATTATCCAGGGTGTAGCGCAGCAGGTCGCGAATAATGCAGTCGTGGCTTGTTTTATTGTCCAGCGTAGACAGCCACTGCTTACCCTTTACGATGTCACTGTTGGCGCTGGTGAAGCTGTTGCGCGCGGTGGCAGCAAGATGATTCACGGCTGTTTTAGCGATGCTTGCGGCGTTTGCCCTGCTCATCTGGAGCGCGCCGTCGCGATAGTCTTTATTCGCATGACCCCGCACGCTTCTGGCGATGGTTTCAACCGTGTCGCCAGCAAGATAGCCACGGCGTACAGCGTTTACGATCCGCGCCAGCCTGTCCGACTCGAGATTCTCCGCCCACTCACTCAGCAGGCGCCCCTGAAATGGCTGAGCCATCGCCGCGGCATAAACCATATCGGCGGTGATTCCCTGTAGCGGGTAGCGTGCCAGCATCTGTGAGGGAAGAAGGGAATCGAACAGGCTCAGCTGATAACTGACCTCGTTCCTGCAAAGCGCCAGCAATTCCCCTTCCAGCCCGGACTGCATCGAAGCGACAGCCTGATGATTAAGTTCGCGTACGCTGCCGAGTAAACTTTCCAGACGTGTAACCGTGAAGCTATCAGCCGGGAGCAGATCCAGTGCATCCAGCAGACGGGCAGACAGTTCTGCGTCCGTCTCGTTGAGCAGCCTCACCATCCGGTTAGCCACGCCCGTCGCATAGCGGCTAATCCAGACGGAATGGGCAATGGTCTCATCCCGCAAGCTTTCGTTTACTGTTGCCATATCAGCCCCCGGTCAACGTGGGGGCCTGGTTGCGGAGCGCATCAATCACATCCATCCGGGCTGTCTGCCGGGTTGATGAGGTCGAGTTTCTGAAGCGCCCGAATCATGTCAGTATCGCGCAGCGCGCCGGACTGCCAGGCGTTCACAATGGCGGTGACCATCCCGGATTCGGCAACCTTCGCTATAAATTCCTGGTTGATGATGTAAGCTGGCTCATCCCCATTAATGCCCAGGTACTTTGCACACCAGCCCAGCGCCAGCGTGTAAGCCTCAGAAACGTTCGAAACGCAGATACCTAGCACCGATGTTGATGATGTCTGCTCACCGCTCGCCTGGGTAGCAGTCTTGGCCGTGGCGTTCTGCTCAATCAGTCGGGCGCCCAGCTGCACCATGTAATCGCGCTTACTGTCCATGGCCTCTTTAGCCAGCATGTTCGGCTGCGCCTGGGCATAGCCAAACGAGCCATCTTTAGGAAGCAAAAGCGGTGACCGGGAACCAATTTTCACGCCCTTCTTTTCGAGGTGATCGCGCCAGTTTGTATCAAGCCCAGTAATATACGGCTGCACCTGACCACAGAACCACACGCTGTCCTCATAGTCAGCGCTGTTTCGATAATGGCCATGGTTTATCTCCACCAGCGCGGCCAGCGGTGAATCATCGATAGTGGGATCGTTGTTCTGAGCACCGACAAAGGTGAACGGGATTTCATCCCAGTATTCCTTCCCTTTAGGCTTCGGATGATATTCGCTGTCGACGGCATAGGTTCCGCTTGCAGTGCCACCTGCTCGGCGCCATACCCGGCAGATGAAACGCCCTTCTTCCAGCGCCAGCTCGCGGTACTGGATTTCATCCTTGTAAGCGTAACCATCCGGCTCTTCTACGCATTCGCGCAGGACCACCAGCACCAGTTGATCGCGCCCATTGATACGCTTCGTCCGCCAGTTAATGATGTTCTCTGCCGGGTAGCGGAGGATGATCGCCTCATCGGAGGCTTCTGCGTAATCGACATAAAGCCCCTCCCGTGCAACTTCCAGTACGTTCTCAGCCACCAGCTGTGACTGCTGATAGATGCTGGTACCGGCCCCGTCAGCATTGTCCAACAGGTATTTCAGCTTCTCCGGACCGTTGAAGGTGGGATCCTTGCGATACGCCATCCCAAGCATGCCGATCTTCGTATTGCCGGCAATGGCGTAAAATACAGCGCGGCGCAGATAGTCCTCGTTGCGCTTACGGTTGCGCGTGGATTTATCGGTTGGATCGAGATAAGGCAAGTACTTATTGCCCGCCGCTTTTACGGCCTCAGCGCCTTTGCAAAAGTCTCTGTATTTCCGCCAGGCAGCAGAAGCCGCCCGGTGTTCTGGTCGAACCCAGGTGATGTCGTCGTTTGCCATATCAGAAAGTGGTGTCCATGGTGATTGAGTATGCCGGTTTCACGATGGGGTAATCCTTCACAATGAAGTACCCACCAGCATCATTGGGGTGATCGTTATCCGCTGATTTATCCGGTTCGCCATTAGCCGCCCAGATTTGCTGCTCGAGGCTCTCGGTGTAGACCGGGCAATTCTGGACGTTGACCAGATAGCGGCGCTCACCGTTGGCGTTGCAGAACATGGCGTTCATTGAGTTAATGCGGTCTTTAACCGGCGGGTTGGCATCATCAACGATGACGCTGAAGCCGGCATCGTTAAGCTGGGCAATATCCGTCTTGCTGGCGTTCTGCGATTTGCGGGAGTCGCCTGACGCATCCGGGTAGATGTAAATCTCCCGGCTCTTCACATAACGCCCATCCTCATATCGCCAGAACTCTTCCTGGATACGCTTAATCATCGCCGGCGTGTCGTAGACCTTCACCAGTTCGCGAACCGCGCGCGGTAGCCCGTTACGCTTTACGTGAACAATCGCGGCCATTTTTCCAACGTTGAAGTCCATACCGATAAACAGCGGATCCCCATCCTGAATCTCGTCAGAACAGTTGTTCAGCTTACGGTTAAAGGTGTGGTAAATGGTCCCGCTGTTGAGGTTCGTGAACTTCCCGCGCAGGTAAGCCTGAATCAGTTCATCAGGATAAGAACTCAGCAGCGACGGGATGTAATCCGGGGGCAGGTTTTTCGCGTTGTCGAACGTACTGGCCTGTATCAGACCGTACAGAGCAGAAAGCTCGGGCTTTTCACGCACCGCCTTCACGAACTGCTGGTAAACGAATTTGAAGCCTTCCGGCGTTGTGGTGACATCGATGCCGTTACGCAACCCATCTACCTTGTAACGCATACGGGCTATGATTTTTCGCCATGCCTGTTGCGCTTTGGCTGCCGCCATAACGTCCAGTTCATCAACCATCGCGTTACCAATTTTGAAACCGACTATCGAGCCGGGCTTCTCCATTGAGCGGCAGATTGTGGTCCCGCGGTATCGTCGCCCCTCGTAGAAGTGAACCTCTTTGTTCCCCTCATTGATTATGACGCTCAGCCCCCAGTCAAAGGCCACTTCCTCAATCGTCGGGTAGAAGATGTCACGAATCTGCGGGTACGTCGGCGCGAAATAGCCTTGGTTAATCTTCGGGTGTTCCCACATTCCCTTACAGATGCCGCCACAACCCACCCACGTCTTACCGGAACCGAATCCGGCAACGTAGGCTTTGAATTTGTGCTGCATCGCGAGGAAACGCGCCTGAGGAATGTTAAGTGTCGGGCTGATCCCCATCTTCCGCCCTCGCGTCCACTACGTTGATATTGATCTGAACTGGGGTCGGTTCGTCATCATCACCATCACCAGCCAGCTCTTTGCGGAGTTTTTCCACCTCCAGCAGCCGACGGTCGATTTCGATCTGCTGGAGACGCTGCGCGAACTCGCTATCCGCCAGACCGAGCCGCTTCATTACCGCTTCAAACATTCGCTCACGGCTGACAGCGATTATCTCGACGCCATTCTTCCCCAGCTTCACACCGGAATAAGCCAGAGCAGCAACGGGGGAGAGTTTCCGGGTGTCGGCGAAATACGGCTGGCCAATACCATCGCCGTTGCAGCGCGGACAGCCAGGGTTAGGCTCTCGGGTGTGATCGTAGCCGTAACCCCCAACATCGACTGGCTCACGCTTATCGCGTTCTGTCGCTTCGAGCCGTTTCTCTTCGAATTCCACCATATCGCGCCACTGGTACTGGTGACCGAAGCCCCAGCAATAACGACACGCGCCGCGGCGATACTGCGAAAGCTGGTTTGCATCGAAGGTGGCAAGCTGCCACATCTGCGCGAGCACTTCATCGGCACCGCCAATCGTGCGTTCAATGGAGGCTTTCTGTTGTTGTGCAATAGCCTGGGCAACTGAAGTTTTCTGAAGGAGTTGATAACCAATTTGTTCAGCGGATTTTTTGCTGTAACCCGCCCTGATAGCTGCTTGTGTGGCGTTACCATCCTTTAGGTATTCCGCAACAAATAAGCGTTGCTGAGCAGTAAGTCCATCATCATCCATCAGCTCATTTGCGCTTTGTTCTTTCTGCGCAGTGCGCACTTTTTTCTGCGCAGATTTTTGCACAGATTGCGCAGAAGGTTTTTTGATATATCGACGTGCGGTAGCGTAGTTCAGTCCCTGCGCTTCACACCATTCCTTTGGTGATACGCCGGTTGCGGCATGTTCGGACAGGAACCGTTGCTGAAGCTCGCCCCAGTCCGGTTTCGCCATATTTGCTCCAATAAAAAACCGCCCGGAGGCGGTTGCATTTCATGTTTCCGACACTTAATCCCTAATGAATTCTTCATCTGGGTATTTAGCCTTTATCCCCTCAATAGCGGAGGAAAGCTGCTCTCTAAGTTGCGAAGCACTTAAAGCAACTCCATCTTGAATAATTTCACTATGACTTCTTGGATTGCCATTTACTTCCCATTGCCAAACGAGCCTCTTCATCGGGCCAATCGACAATAAATGTAACCCTCTAAAAGGAATCATAGTTCCCGCAATGTCCTCAATCTCATAATCTGTCATTAAAAGCTCCTTTGATTTTCAATGACAATAGCATCATCAATCAATTAAACCCACCCATATACGAGTTTTGTAATGAAGAGCCGTTGTAATAGCGAATCTGTAATCACCGCGTTCAATTATGAGCCGGTTAGCTAGATTTTTCTTCCATTAGCGCGACCATGTCAGAATCCATCTGGCTGACGATCCGCTCACGTGCGCAGTTGAGAAGCCTCTTGCGGCCAGCAATGACATCGCTATGCAGACGCTAAATGGATTCTTTCGCATCAGCCAGTTCTCTGGTGTAATTGGCATCCAGTGCATTGACATCACGCTGGCGGGTCTGCACGTCTTTGATGGTGGCGTTCGCTAGGATGAGTTTCTCAGTGGCTTTCGCGTATTGGTCGCGAAACTCTTCATGCTGCACCAACCAACGGAACACTGTCGCCTTGTTAGGAATTCCGGGACGCTCACAAACTTTACGTAAGTATTCCCCATTTGAAAGCAGTGAACAGATGTCAGCAGCCATCTCTGGTAGATAATCGCAAGGGCTGCCAGTTTTATGCTTGGTCGCCATAAGATTTCTTGTTAATAATTAGAATCTTTGAAAGGAGAGATCATGTACGCATTCAAAACAACTGCTTATGGAGCTAACTTTACAGTCAGCGTTGGACAGCACGGGATTGTAATCATTGATGGTTTAGATGCTGTTTGTGGCCGCACTATTGATGAGTTTGTTTCTCATTTTGCACAAACCTTCAACCGTCCGGTTGATGAGGTCAGGAAAGAGTTATCTCCACTCATAGCTCAGCTAAAGCAAATAACTGTTTAGCATTTCATAATTTAAGGCACTTTCGACAGGAGAGTTAGTACATGTCCGTTAGTGCCCTCATTCAACATAAGGATGTTGAAATGGCAATGATTGAGGCGTTTGTTTCCCGGCCTACCTGGGCTCCTCCCGTTATTGAGAAAAAGCTTCTAAGTTTTTATCAATTGCTTGAGGATCAAGGCTTCAAAGCAAACACTATTGGCAAAAGCCAATCTCCACTGAGGAGTCCATTTGAAGATGTGAAGCGGCTAATGATGAAGTGTCAATGCACAATCGTTCTTGGATTGCCGCAAATATTCATGCACTCAGGAACAGTAAAGCATGTTGAGATTGAACGTCAGCTAAATCTTCCTACAGAGTGGAACCACATAGAAGCAGCAATGTCATTGATGCTTGATCTACCGACACTTATGATGGTTCATAAAAGCGTGAGCACTAGAGGCATCTTCGAACGAGGTGCGGCTAATGTTTTCATTTATGAATTTGATTCATTATCCCCAGACTGGCTGGATAAAGTTAGGCCTGCATTAAATGCTTTAAAAGACTCGGTCAATTAAGGCGGCATCAAGAGTGACGAATTTCTGAGTTTTGCGTCAATAGTAAGATCATCCCCAGCAAATCTTGCTCATTCGTTACTCCGTTGTTGGTTCTTCCGGCTGTTCAGTCTGCTCTGTCGGTACCAGAGTGAACTTCATGCGCTACATGTCAGCAGCAATGAAGTACAGCCACTCACCTTCTTCGTTCACGAGCGGCACGAGCCGTTAACCAACTCAGGTTGACGTCGTGACATCTTGCCCATGTACTCGCCGCCGTCGTTCGTAGTCAGTTTGATGATGTAGATGTCGGACATTGAGAGCCTCTTTATCCGCTTTCGGGGATATTTTGTTGATTATCCGCTGTAGGGGATATTGCCATTATGATGAGCCTACCCATCGTGATGGCAATAAAAAACCGCCCAGAGGCGGTTTGTATATGCATTGCACTTAAATGTCGGAGGCTTGGTTTGCCTGCACCCAACTATCGAGTTCTCCGTCCAAATGTATTTCAACAGCGATCCAATCAACCGTAGAATTACCTTTCTGCAAAAAAGCATCCAAGTCTTGCGTGCTAGGGTTCAAAACAACGACAGTTCGGCCGAATGCTCGGTGAGTATTGTTTTTGACATAGGAATAAGGCTGGACCTCAAAGTTCACATCCCCAATACCAACAATGTTTTCTCTTTTTTTCACCAAGAGATCAAACATAAGCTCGCCAAAGATTTGCTCAATTCTATTGTCATCCTTCGCTAAGTTGATTTGCGACACTAAAACCAACACATCCTTGTTTTCTTTTGCTGATGCAACCTGAATCACTTTGTCTATCACTGCGCTCAAGTTACCGCTATGGCTTCCAGCGGCTTTTATCCTGTAGTTTGACATCTTCAGTCCCTCTGACTTCGCATTTGCATGATTAATAATCCCCTTAATCATACGATCTTGAATGCCAGCATGAAAATCAATTTAAGCACTGCTGCTTTATGTACTCCTGCAGCCCGGCAATCATTTTCCCACTGGTTTCGATTCGCTCTCTGAGGGTGAAATAATCCCGTTCAGCGGCGTCAGTAAATCGGGGGGCGGTTGCATCATCCAGGCCGGTGGCGCTGGCCGTTCCGTTTGTGGGACATTTTGCGTTGATGCGCAACCCACACTTGCCATTGCTAACGCAACGCTGCAGATCATCAAGCTGCTTTTTCGCATCAGCTAAATCCTTCGTGTATTTGGCATCCAGCGCAGCGACATCACGCTGGCGGGTCTGCATGTCTTTGATGGTGGAGTTTGCCAGGCTGAGTTTCTCAGTGGCTTTATCGCGCTGGTCTTTGTAGGTGATGGCGTTGTCGCGGTAGTGATTTACGAAGAACGCCAGCACAACGATTAACGTAATCACCACAAACTGCAACCAGTAATGCTTAACCAGTGCGCCGATCACGACAGGAACAGAGCGCGCTCCGCCTCACGCCGACGGTTCAGCCCACTAAGGACTTTGCCGCCAGCTTTATTCCAGCGCAGGAACTCATCGGCAGCGCCAGCGTAATCACCGGCGTTGAGTTTTCGCAGAAGAGTCGATGTCGACAATGACCGGGCTCCGAGGTTATACGTGAAGGACACCAGGGCGTCGAATTGCCCCTGAGTCAGACCGACTTTAACCAGGCGGGACACGTCACTTTCGTAGCTGACCAGTCCTGTCTTCAGCAGGCGTTCTGCCGTTTCCTGCTTAATCGCCATCCCGGCGCGGATCGGTTTGCCGTCGACAGGCTGAGTCCAGCCATAGCCGATAGTCCACACTCCGACGCTGTCCTGGTAGGCGGAGAGCTTGCAACCTTCGAACTGCTTGATCAGGTCAATGCCTTTATCACTGGTTTGCATTCTTCATCCCCGTCAGGCGTTCCCAGAAGTACGTCAGTGCCACGGAGCCCATTGCACCGCTAATGCCAGACGTAACCAGAATCATGTAAAGGCTAAGCCCGCTTTCAACGCTGATCAGGCCACCAATGAGACCGGTAAATCCGGACACTGCGATCTGCGCCAGTGCGTTGATCCAGCTCCAGGTGGCCTTGTTCTGCTTAACGTCAATAAGGTATCGGACCAGGCCGCCCCAGCATGACAGAGCAAGGACAATAAGCCATGACACTCCGGCAATGCTTTCTTTATCTTGCATACGTTTAGCCATATCACCTCCGAATTAACGGGGTGCTGTGTTTTAGTGTTTACAATTCATCCAATCTGGATATGAGCGCCAAAAAAAGACAACATTTATGTTGTCTTTTTAAACTTTTATGTTATTATGATTACATAGTCAACAAACAGGAGGGTTCAGTGAAATACAGCGAGTTCCTTCGCTGGTTAAAGTCCCAAGGAGTCACGATTGAAAATGCCAGAGGCGGGGGTAGCCACCGAAAAGCAACAATCAACGGAAGGATGTCCATATTCCCCTTCCATGGCTCTAAGGAGATACCAGAGGGAACAAGAAAATCGATAATCAAGGATCTGGGGCTTTAAGCCCCACCCTTTTCGACACTGAATCCGGTCATTGAGACCATAACCGAAGAGGCCAGGCATATGTTTAAATATCCGGCTACTGTATCTTTCGATGAAGATACGGGCCAATACGAAATCGCTTACCGTGACTTTAACAATCTGCACTCTGTTGCTTTAACAGAGGATGACATCGAGCTGGAAGCCCGCGATGGCATTATTGCAATGATTGGAGATCTGATTGATTCCCGCATACCTGTGCCAGAACCTTCAGTTGCGCAAGAAAGAGATATTGTTATTCATCTCCCTGTGCTAATTTGCCTGAAAGCAGCGTTGCATAACGCGATGATCAGCACAGGAACGCGCAAAGCTGATCTGGCTAGGAAGCTGAACCAGAAAGGTCCACAGATTGACCGCCTGCTGGATGTTAGCCACGCATCAAAAGTTGAGACACTGGAACAGGCTTTATATCTTCTTGGATATGAGACCTCAGTCAGCGTCATCAAATTAACTAAATAGGAAAAGAGAATTTTATGGCAAAAACAATGGGAGTGCTGGCTGCAATCTTTGCATTGGGTTCCGCTTTAATGTGGCACCTGTCAAGTAAGGCTCCAACTCAAGAGCTTGCGAACACAGAGAATTACTGGGCAGCCGGGTTATGCGTTATTGCTGCTATTTTCGCGTTCTTAGGCTTGTTCAGCAAAAAGTAGAATGAAAAAGCCACCGGCATTAACCAGTGGCTTGAATTTGTTTATAACACCAGTTTATATAACATTGGCATAATATCAGATTTACATGAAATATATGCGTTTCAGTTCGGTTTTGCAAGACTTATATATAAATTTGTCGCCTTTTGTTGTGAACGTGATCGCGTTACTGAGATAAGCGCACCGCTATCGAGTCGCTTAAAGCTGTTACGCATAGCCAGCCAGTGAGGCAGATAGGTTTCTGTCCAGGTGGATTTCGCAACGCCCGCCAGTTCCGCCAGCGCCTGATATTCGTACGTCCCCCGCCCTGCCAGCTCCGCTTTCACGTCCTGCGCCGCCAGCCATATCAGTTTCTTCAGCCGCTCCATCGTCTTGCCGGCCACCTTCTTCGCGCCGAGCTGTTCCCGGAACTCTGCCCACGCCCACTGAGTGATCGCCACCTGGTACTCGAAGCGGATATTCTCGCTGTAGTTCCACAGAAGCCAGGCTTTTTGGTGCTCTTCCAGCGACAGGACGGCGCGGCGCCAAGATGAGGTCACGAACTCAACCGGGCCCACAAGCGCGATTGATGAGCCCTTGGCGCGGGACTGACTTCCGCTCATCGCCGGGCCGTCCGGGTTAACTTTACGGCCGGTGACCGGGTCAGTGATTTTCTTACGGCCCCGGCTGCGCGCCGTCGCGGTGAACTGCGCGTTTTCGGCGAAAGCTACCAGCTGCCCTTTTGTCGCCCCGCTGAGGTCTGAGGTCGCCACAATGAGCTGCTGACGTACGTATTCCAGTTGCTGACTGTTCATGCGGCTTCCTTATGTGGCTGGTTGGTTTTTTTCTGGCTGTGCTTTGCTACTGGCGGCATGCTGGCGCGCTTTACGCTTTCTGCCTGGTACCTCAGGAAGTCTGTGTGGTTCATTCGGCCTCCAGTTCGGTGATGGTCAGTTCAAGCCTGCCGCCTTTGACGATCGGCATTCTCTTCACGCTGTAGTAATCAACCTGCTGGTCATCGAGCCAGAAACCGGATTTCGTCAGGGCATCGAATGCGGCCTTTTGTAGATTATCGAGGTCCCGGCGGCGGCGATCCGGCATGTGGCACTCGATACGGATTTTCACGGGCGTGGTCAGGCCGATATCGAGCATTGAGTCTTTGATAATTCTGGCGACGCTGTCTCGGTACGCCTGCCCTTCTGCGCTGATGTGCGTGCGCCCGCGATTATGCCGATAGTAGCGGTTGTTGCTCGGCGGCCATGGGAGACTGATGCGATATTCATTCATGCTTTTACGAGCCCCTCTTTAAGCCAGATGACCTGAGTGCGAGCCATGCCTTCCAGCGCGCACTCCTTTGCATATTCCGCATCGACCAGGCGGGTGCGGCGATCAATCTCGTCGTGGCAACTGCTGCATGCGATGGTGGCGATCAGGTCAGGCGGCTTGATTCCGGTCCCGCATAGACCAGCAAGACGTATGTGAGCCAGTACTGAGGTTTCAGGATTGCCGTTGCATACGCCGGGGATCCGCACCTGACATTCGCGGCCGCGTGCCGCTTTGCATAAATTAGCCATGCGCCCTCCGTGCCGCTAGACGCAGCCATTTCTGATCCACCAGGCGGGCGGTGTAGCCTTTCAAGGTCGGGATGTCGGATGGCTTAACCTCTGGCTTACGCTTGCGGCGCGCCGGAACGCGGAAGATTTCGTTGGTGATGACGCGGGAAAGTGGAGTTGGCATCAGGCCTCCTGCTTATCGCGCATCTGTTGGTATTCACAGCTCTGCGGAATTGTCAGGTGGCAGCCGATATTCATCGCCCAGGCTTCGACTTTGCACAGGAAGATGTACATTTCGCCCGTTTCCAGATCAGACGTATGGCGGAGTGACTGCACGTTAGTGACCTCTCCGGACACGACGTCTACCCGGTCCTTGCTTTCGTAGCCGAGATAGGTGTGCTTCATCGCGTCTTTGACCCACTCAGGCGTAGCGAAGGTCTTGCCACGCGCGATCAGGTATTCGCTGATCTCCGTGTACCACATGTGGCTGAGCGCGTTCTGCGACAGGCTGCGCTTGTCGCGCCACGGCTTAACCTGAAGGCGGAAACATTGCCCGGCATCCAGCAATGGCTGAATCTGCTGGCCAATAGCCGCGAAGTTACCGCGATGGAGTTTGATTCCGTCTACTGGAAGAGTCATACGGCCTCCCTAAGGGAAACCGCAGAATGCAGAAAATCGCAGGTGCATTTCTGCATCTGTGACAAGGTGAGGAGTTCAGATTGTGGTCGCATTTAAGTCCCCTTAAATGCGCAGAAGTCACCGGAGTTGTTCAGGCTCCGATGACATGATTATGGCGGGTTGATTTCAGAAAATCAAAGGCTGATTATTCTCCGAGGAAAGTATATTTTTCTCCGTCAAAATCATGGAAATAAAATCCCTTGGCTGTTTTCTCATCGAAAATGAACTCGAACAGCTCATCATCAGCGGCGCCGTCAAAAATGACTTCCGTGACTGAGTCTTTAAGGAAAACTAACATTTCCGGCGATCCGTCAGTGAATTCTGCTTCCATAACGATTTTTGGGTTCTTTAGTAATGCAACTTTCATTTTTAGTCATCCTGTTTCAGGTAAACCGGATCGCTACCTTTCGGTAAAGTTATCGACTTCTCACGGTAAAACTTCAGGCGCTCAAGGAAGTAATCTCGCAAATGCTCGGGTTGCTCACGCATCACCACTTCAGCGATAACCGGAATGTTCAGACGCTCTTTGTACGCGACGCCGGACGCGGCAAGGTCAACGTTTACTTTGTCCTGCTCTTCTTTCGGTTTGGCTGCAATGTTATGCTTTGACATAGACTATCTCTCTGAAGTAGAAGCAGTTATGTTTCAATCGCTTAATCTGCCAGATCAGCATCAGTCGCTATCATTAAGTTGAAAAACTTAATGGCATCATTCCATTGTTCATAAAGCTTAACTCCAGCGCTCCAATCTCCATTCCCCTTAAATAAAGCTCCGGGGGCATCGTTATAATTCAGCTCTTCGAATAGTTCCATATTAATCTGATTTATAAAGTATTCTTTTAATTCTTCACTTTCCTTGTCATCACTGTACTCACTATAATCTTGTATTATTTTCATCGCCTGTCGCAGACTTCTGACAATGTTTGCTCCATCATGGAATGTCCAATCAGAACCTTGTTTCCCTTTGGCATATCCGTTAGCCCTCTCCGCGCAATTCTTTAACGACTCATAAGCATTCATCCTGCTTTGCAGTTGAAGAGATTTCGTTGCTGTCTGTCTACTTAAGAATGCTGCATATGCTGCTGCCAATCCACCAAGAGCCGTAATCGCTGCAATAGCCATGTTCCAGTCGGCACTAGTAAATTCCCAATTCATAGTTACTCCAAAAAAAACCCCCTCTGGTGTTGAGGGGATTATAATTTATTTTTGTTCTGAAGGGGCGCCTTTGATAAGCAAACTCTCTGGTATTGGTTGAGGTTTTAACCTGTCAATTAGAGCATTAATCTGTACTGAATCTGTTGATACCCCGATAGCAATTGCATATGTTTTCCCGTCATACTTATGCTGAACGACGTCAAAAACTAGGGCTGGTCTAACGGTGGCTTGCTCATTGGCAGACTCAACAGCTAACTCAGTAACCCGTAATTTATCTCTTGGATAATCATACCGTTTTATTTGACCGGTTAGGCCTTTACCTATAAGCAAAAAATCAATTTCCATAAACCCTCCGCATAATAGTCCATTGTCCACCTGTGCTTATCACATTAGCATTTAGCCTGAATAAAAACATGAGATGTAAAATGCTTTATCTGCCAACAATCCAGATGTGATCACTCCAGCGCGGCTTTGCGTTCTGCGGGGGATTTAGGCATCAGTCGTCATCCTCGTCCCAATCATCATCGTCGTCGTAATCGCAGGATGCGAGCAGAGGATTCATTCTCTGCCCCACCTCACCAGCGTAACCGCGGCGGCCGAGATTGAGCAGTACGCCGTAGATTTCGAACATTTCGGTTCGCTCGTCACCAATCTCAAGCTCACATGCTAGCGCGTGGCATTCAGTAGCGAGCACCGATATCTTCTGAAGCAATTCGACCTTATTCACCTTTCACCTCCTGCGGGGAGGCTGGGTATGCACTTCCTTCCTGACCTGGCTCATTGCTGCCGGTGCAGGAGTTTTTATGGTCATTTGCTCTGGGACATCTCTTATTCCCGCAATCAGGGCACACCACAAAGCGCATATCGTTCAAGACCACAGGGCGGCATGTGCGGCACCAACAATCCGGAATTACCGGAGAGTTGCCGCTGGGCGACTCGGCAATTTTTGGCGAATAATCCAGAGCTGGAGCGGTCTGCATGGTGGTGGGCGTCTCGGCGTTTTCGACACCCTGAAGCATGGCGGCGCGGCGGTTTACAACCTCGATTAAAGCCTCTTCGGCTTCACCCAGACACTCGGCAATACCCCGCCGATCGCCGTCGAAGTCATTCAGGTCAAGGCGAATGCGGGCAACCTTTTGCAGCGCGGACATCACATCAGCAGGCACAGATACCGGCGCTGGCGGGTCGGTGTAGAGTCGCTCAATCACACAGATCTCGAGTTCGAAAGCATCTGGAAGGCGATGATCCGTATAACCCCAGTTATCGCTACCGATAGCAGATGGTGGCTTTAGCTTTGACCTGAACGCCACAGCCTCCGCTTCGAGCGATGCCAGCGCAATCTTCATCGCCGCCAGCGCCATAGCCGCATCTTCGCTTACTGCGCCTGGAGTTGCATCGCGCTCTTCTTCAAGCTCCGCGATTGTCTGCTGGAGCCATTCTTTGGTTAGTTCGCTCATGGGTTAGTCCTCATCCACTTCTACGCCATCTTTAAGCGTGATACCGTGCCAATCATCAGCCCAACTGGTTAGCCCTGGCGCATCAATGCTAGGCATGTAGACGCTTGCAGTGTGATAGCCCGTGTCGTTATCAATGTAGGCAACGTGCTCGCCGTTGTATGCGCTCAGCGTGTCCAGGACGCTATAAAACTTGCCTCCGGCTGCCCTGAAATCCTTCACTGCTTTCTCAAGGCGTTTCCAAGCTTTTTCCTGTTCCGGCGTCAGGTCGATTAACTCTTGCAAAGTAGCCATGTCACTCTCCTTTATCGGCTGCGGCGAACAGCACTTTGTTGTAATTGTTCTGACAGTCGATATAGCCCTTCGCATAGTCCTCAGTGGCACCATAATGGCAAATCTGGAACTCCGAGAACTGCTTTACGCCACGCGCTAACGCCTGCATTTCAGCAATCCGCTTCTCTGCGGCTGTAAGTTTATCTTCGGTCTCTTTGAGCCTCTCAAGGCGAATAACCATGCCATGAATAACAACTGGCACCTGGTCATCAACGAGGTCGCAAGGTACTTTCAGAGCGCGTTTCCACTCGCGCATTAGGGCGTTGCGCTGTTCTGCAACAGCAACAATGGCTTCAAGTCGATTGATTCTGTTGTCTTTGGCCTCCAGCTCATCCAGCAGCGCCAGTACGGTTTGTGAATGTATGTCCATGTTGAACACACCATGTTCTTGAGCTTTCTCCGCTGTTTGGCGCAGCGACTGTTTGTCGATGTTGCTCATTGGGCGGCCTCCTGGCGAATCTGGGCGGCGGAATCTTCGAGAAACTCTTCCGCGTACTCGCCAGATAATCCATCAGCAGCTGGTAGTGTGGAGTTTGCCAGTTCTTCTTTTGTGTCCAGAATCATGTGCACTACGTCGGCAACCTCACTCATGCTTTTGCCGATGAAGCCGTGGTTATAGGCGGCAGCAAGACGGCTGGCTGCATAGTTGATACCCTCGTTACGCCCCTGTGCCCGCACTTCAGCCAGGATAGCTTCGGTCGCTGGGGTTTTTAGCCCCTCTCGCAGTTTTTTATATGCGCTCAGCATTGCCAGCTCCGGCACTTCATCAGCGCCCGCCTGATAAACATCAAGCGCCTCCATCATCAGCTTACTGAATGGTGCTGGCTCCGATTTTTTCAGAAGTGCATTCTCCGCGGCCAGCGCCTCACATCTTGCTTGAAGCTCCGCATTGCGCTTTTCTGCCTCTTCCACTTTTTCCGCAACCTGTTTCAGGCAATACTGGAAAGCAGCTACTCGCGGCGAGTTTTCTTCCATCTGCTGCATTAATTCAGCCATTTTTTCCACTGCGCTTACGTTTGTCATACCCCTACCCTCCCCCAAACCATCAATACTCTTCTCATCGCCGGACTGTTGCGGCACTCCTGGCAGATCACGTTTGTCTCTGTGCGCTGCACCAGCTTCGAATTACCCTTCGGCATGGCAGGTATGGTTTCCGGTGCGTATTTCATTCCGTAGCTGGTCAGCCGATACAGCCGCTGGCCATGCTTACCTTCGAACTCGATCAGGCCGTCTGCAAACAACGTGCTTAACGGGCCGGAAATCTTTTTGGTGGTCATGCCGATCATGCTGGCAATACGAGCACTGTTCAGGCCCGGGTTATTACGCAGGGCTGCAAGAATCTGCCCACGGATTGTTAAGGTCATCTCACACCATCCCGTTCGACTTGTTGCGATTGTACTTGGCCTGAAGCAGCTGGATCGGCGTCGGCCCGTGCTCGGCAGCCGGGGCTGCAATCGCCCGGCGTACCGGCGGTACTGGCTTACCCTCGGTGACGCGCTTCTCCCACATGTCCAGCAGATCGCCCGCTTCGCGCGCCAGCTCACCATGTGTTAACTGGCGCTCTGTGCTGCGGTGGCGCAGTTCAACGCAGATGTGGTACATGACCGGCTGCGACCAGGGGAAATGCTCACTGGAGGTGAATTCAAACGAACGGTTACGCCAGTCCCAGTATTCGGCGATCACCTGGTCAACGTTGACGCCCAGCACGCCGCCGCTCTGTTTGCACCAGGCGACGAACTGGCCCGGCGACGGCAGGAATGGACGCTCCTGGCGGCGGGCAATGCGCATACCGGCATCGACTTGCGCCATGGTGTGGATCCCGTTCTCCTGGAACGCGAGTAGCCACTGACGGCGGAATTCGTTCAGGTCGTCCTGGGTGCGGAAGTTCGCCATGCTGGCCGGGAACGCGGCACGCAGTTGGTTGAACAGCCCGTTGAACACTTGAGCCACCTGATCGACCGGTGCGCGTTCCTGATACTGCTCTGGCAGGTTATGAGCCATGCGGCTCATCTGCTCGCGGTCGTGGTTACGCATCTGCTCTGCAAGAGATTTCATCGAATCACCTCATAGGCCCAGTCAGTGTTGTTGAAGTCCAGATCCGGCTTAGCTGCGCGCTGCTCGCCTCCAGAATTACGCTGCATTGTCAGCTTGTCCCACTGCTTACGCAGGCTTTCCGGGCTCAGGATGTTGGTCTGCCAGAAGTGGTGTTTGCTTGCCCAGTCATACAGCGCGCAGATGTCCTGGTGCGACCGGTTGTCTATCTGGCGCATCAGGCGAACGGTGTTAGACCAGGAGGTCATGTCCGGGGCTTTGCAGGTTGGGTTAATCAGCTTCACCCTGGAGGAAATCCACTTAGCGATCTCGAGGTCTTCAGCCGATCCCCACTTCGCACCGGATGGGGTGTAAACCGCAGCTTCTGGATGAGCTGATAAAAATTTCTTCAGACGTGCGTCAGAGGATTCGTCAGAATTCTCGGACGAAGATCTTTTAATGTTTTTATTGTTGTTATTACATTGTTGTTCATGATTCTCGGTGAAACGCTCGGGTAAATGCGCTCCGTTATGCGCGGCATAACCTTCCGAAGCCGCGCCATTACTGGATTCGCCATGCTCGGCATTAAGCGCGGAGATATGCGCGGTGAAACGCTCGGGTAAATCGTCCATTTTTTGAGCATATTCAGCGTAATTTGTGATGGTTATCACAGAGCCCTTTCGCTTCTCTCCGGAGCGAGAAATCATCCCTTCACGCTCGAAAACATCAAGCATCCTGTCTACGGCGTGGCGACTGCATGGCTTCCCTTCCCTGTCGCATAAATTCAGCCCGAGATCGGCTGAGGTGGTGACCAGTTGTCCGGTTTGCAGCGGCCATTTGCGCCCCTTGAAGTTTGCTGTATATGGCTGGCGAGCAGCACACAGCAGCAGGTTTTCCCACAGCGTGCGCAGGAAGACGTCCTTCGACCAGGTTTGCTTAAGAACACTCCGGTACAACGGGATGAATCCGGTTTTCTGGTTCTCCATCCGGTTGCTCCTGGCGGCGGAATGCGCCGCGAAATTTGCGTAAGCGACGTTCGACACAGTTAAACCTCCTGCGCCTGGCGTTTTGGATTAGCGTTTGTCATAATGACCTCGCAATTGACTAGCGTTTGTTGCACCAGAAAGTCGGCTCTGTTCGCGCAGACCGGCTTTCGCCATTTCTGTAGTTTTCACATAACCCCCAGCATTGAAGTGACCATGGCCATCAGCGGCGCGGTCAGGTCCGGGTCGACACGGAACATCTCTACAATCCCCTCACTGAGTTCCTTGAGCTTCTGGTGACGCGGAGCGTTCATCGCAACGGCCACTTTCGCCTCGCTCGTTTCCTTCTCAAGTCGAGCTAAGCGGGACATGAAACTGTCCTCGGGAAGAAGTCGATGGCGATACTCCAGCGGCAGCACGGCCATGATTGCGGGCGTCAGCTGGCGCACGTTCTCGCGGTACTGCTCAGAGTCGAAACGGTTATCCAGAAAGCGAAAAAGCTTCTGGCGCGCGCGGCTGATGTCTTCCGGAAAGCTGATGGCGGTCCCGCCCTGCTCCCGGTATTCGTTGATAATCAGCGCCGAAACGACGTCCTGATTGTCCAGCGCAGACGACCATGCCCGGACCGCATCGCGGATCTTTTCGTGGTCCGGCGCCGCTTTAGCTTGAGCGCGGTTTATCATCGCTCCAGGGTGTATTCCGGTATTGTGTTGGTACGCAAGTGAATGCATTTGCTATTCCTGATGTTCCTGCTTCTTACTGTGAGGAAATTCGCGGTACTCGACCGCCTTAACCTCGCCAGTAGGAAGCTTGTTGATGAAAATCTGACGGCCGACCCTGATCGCTTTGCTAATTGCCGTTTGATGAACACCAATGGCATCAGCTGCTTTTACCTGACCAACCTCGTCGACATATTCAGCGAGTGAAATTTTCATTTTTAACGTGACTCCTTACCGTTGATACAAAAACAATACCATAAGTATTAAAACATGCAATACCGGCGGTATTTTTAAATTAATAGCTCAGGTATTACTATCTGAAAATGGAAAAGAAAAAAGACATCACACCGACTCAGGCTGAGGACGCAAAGCGCCTTAAAGCCATCTATGAGGCGAAGAAGAAAGTACTCGGAGTTACCCAGCAGTCGATTGCTGACGAGCTGGATATTACTCAGGGAGCGGTAGGCCATTACCTTAACGGGAGGAATCCCCTTAACCTTCCTGTAGCTTCAGTTTTTGCTCGCCTTCTGAAAGTTGGCGTTGAGGAATTTAGTCCGACACTGGCAAAAGAGCTTTCAGAAATGGGAGTAACCAGCGTTAATGAGTCATCAGTTCCGTATGTAATTGGATATACACCAGGTAAACGCTACCCGGTTATTAGCAGCGTTCAGGCCGGATCATGGTGTGAGGCATTGGAGCCATACTCGATTAAGGATGTTGATCAGTGGCTGGAATCAGATGCTCACATTCAGGGAGATGCATTCTGGTTGCGTGTTGAAGGGGATTCAATGACTGCGCCCGCTGGCTTAAGCATACCAGAAGGCACGTTTGTTCTTTTCGATACCGGACGAGAACCAATCAATGGCAGCCTCGTTATCGCTAAACTATCTGATTCAAACGAAGCTACATTTAAGAAACTGATCATTGATGGAGGCCAAAAATACCTTAAGGGCCTTAACCCACAATGGCCCCTTGTACCCATCAATGGAAATTGCAGAATAATCGGAGTTGCTATTGAAACCAAGCTGAAGTTGGTTTGATAAGGTAGCTAATAGTGAATATGAAGTGACTCTAGAATATTAGCTTGCATGAGGAATTTCATCAGCTTTTGTTTTATGATATAAGATTACTATAGCTGCTTTTAAATGCTTAAACCACACTAACAATGAGGGAAGAGTAATGAAGCAAGGAACTACAGCTAAGTATTTTTTAAAAAGTATTATACCCAGCGGTATTATTTTGTTAGTTTTTTATTTTGGATGGAAGGATAATCCTGATAACGCAAGAATGATTTATGCTTTTATCGGTTGTGTTTTCAGCGCAGTATTATTTCCATTTTCAATACAAATAATTAAAAAAGCAGCCCTTACCTTTTCGAGAGAAGAATTCTGGCAGACTGATTTTTTCACAAATCCAGTAGGTGGAAGTCTAGTAGCAATATTTGAATTGTTCTGTTTTATAGTATCAATCCCTGTTTGTATATTATATTTATTGTTTGTGTTAATAAAGGCTCTTTCCAATAAGTAAAGAGCCTTTATTTAGAATTAAATTCCGATAAGTTTATTGATCTGCTCAATAAACTTATCATTTACCATTGCCCCCATGGCGGCCAAGATAATGGAAAAACCAAGAATGCCAACTGGTGTCCCCAGTAATACCGCAAATGTCCATGCAGTAATAGCTGAGGCAGCCCTTCCAGCTGCAAGTGACTCCATTTTGACAAAGAACGGGCGCCAGTTATCAGTCTCCAGTGACTTTCTCAACTCAACAACAATGTCATAGCGGTCGATAGTTTTACTTACAAAACCAAATGCCTTCCCAAAAAGCTCAAGGTTCTTCGCCATCTCGGCACGGTTAACTGATTCAAGCGCATTAGAGATAGCTTTGCGATCTTTCAGGCTATATTTTTTGTTCAGGTTATTTTTAAATTTATCAAAGGCTTTCAGTGCTGCATCTACGCTTTGAATTTGTTTTCCTTTCGATGACTCAGCCAACTCTTTGGCCACATTTGATGCATTTTGCCCAAACTTTTCAAATGTTGTTTTATAAAAATCAGATGTTAATTTCAGTGCATCTTTGATTGATGTATTTTCTTTAATCGTAGCATCATTAACTTTTTTTTGCTTATTCTCAACATCCCTTTGGGCTGCCGTAATGTTTTTCTTAACCTGTTCGATTTGGGCTGCAATTTGTTTTTCTTGTTCCAAATACTTGCCCATTTCAATACTAATTGCTTTCCTCTTTGCTCTAACAGAACTTGTTGGTTTTTCAAGAGAGAGGAACCAACTTTCCTTATTTTGCTTCAGGTATTGCTCATGGATATGCCGTTTTGTTGCTTCCTTATGAAGCAGTTCCGCATTGTTCTTCTGATATGTCAATTTACTCAGAGTAAGTTGCAAAATAGCGTTCTGCAATTCAGACACATGCGGTGAAAGTTGGGATATTTGACTATTAACACCAGCTATATCTTTATTAATTTGCAGTATTTGCCTCGCTAAATCATCTTTCAAAGTTGATGCATACATAATTTTATCATCACTTTCTTTTCTATAAATATTTTTTATCCCCTCCGGCATTGGTTCTATATAGTCTTCATCTTCATCAAATGGACTTCTATATTTGTTCATTTCACCAATTTTTTGATCCCAAATACGGGTTACATTGGTTGGATTCTTTGGAGGAGTACCACTCCACCCTTCCACGATCATGTCTTCTCCGCCACCCTGTAAAGCTCGCTGCCACCCGTGACCATTCCAATGGTAACCCATTGACTCCATGATATTTTTTTCTGTCGAATCAATGTCTTTGTAATCAGCCATGTAAAACTCCTTTTTATAAACAATACATTACAAATATAACTGTATATTTATACAGTTACTTTATACGTTACTCCTACTCTTTCTTTGTGTCAATAGATGAGACGCATTATCATTTAACTTCTATAGGTGATTTTACACGATGGTGAAAAAACCAACTTAGAAAAGTAATTGTTTGATTTTATTTAACAAACTGAGGTTTATTTTCTAGCCTTTCGTCCGCTATTCATATAAGTCACTGTAAGGAATCCTCAATACCGCCTAGTCTAAAATGGCGACAACATATCTCATCGAATTTGCCATTTATCCTTAATGCCTTAACCAGCAGTAGATGTCGTGCCATTCCCAATTGGGCATATACTTGACCCTGTAAGCACATTAGCAACCAGCTAAGCTGAAAAAATTGTCTTAGCAAACATCTATTTGCAATAATCCAACTGATCCGCACCAGCAACTCATTTCACTTAAAAAAATATTTATTCTTATTTTTCATAAAGATACTTCCAAATGCATAATCAATAATACCGCTAGTATTGATATATATTAATACCGATTGTATTATTTAGACATTGAGACAATCTAGCGTCTCGGTCAGTCGAACGGCGCGACAGTAAACCATGCGTCGGACGCCCGGCGGGCTCAAGGAGAGCGGCAATGGTGCGTAATCAAACGACCTTCATACCTCAGTCGCTTCACCGAGGCGGCTTAGCTATGACAACCGGCGGCCATCCACCGCCAACATATTTTTCGCACAAGCGCAGAAGTCTTGTATTAACCGTTCCGTTCGCCGCGATAAGGCCAAGAGGATTTATGAGCAACAAAACTGGTGGTCCAGCGTTTCCACAATCAGGCGTATGTACTCCTGAAATTAACTCATGGGATAGCGATGATTTTGGTGGTCGTGGAATCAGCATTTGTGACTACTTCGCGGCTAAAGCTATGCAGTCGGCCTTGTTAACTTCGAAGCCAGAGAACCCACTGGGACGAATGGATATTTTTGCTCAGTCGGTAGCTGAAATATCTTACGAAATGGCTGACGCAATGCTCCGCGCCCGGGAGGCATCATGACAGTCACCCACAACGGCAAGCAGTACTCCGCCAAAAAGCTCAACGATAACGAGTGGCAGCTCACGTCCGTATCGAACCCACGTGAAAAGCTGACGCTTAACCGCTGGCACATGAAGCTGGCTGGCCTCCTGGAACAGGTAGAGGTGAAGGTATGACCGTAATAGTCGAATGTATTGAGACTAATGGCGACTGGACTGTCGGCCATCGTTACGCCGGGGAATTGGTCTCTGGCGGATTCTTGTCTCTGAAAGATGATGATGCCGAAGATGATTTCGAATGGACCGCTGATTCTCGGCAGGAATATGACCGGGAAACAGATGAGTTCGAGACCATCTGGTTTTTACCAGGCATAGAAGGTGTTTCGTTCAGGGAGATTGAGTGATGATCAACCACTACGGCACCACCCCGCTCATTCGCCAGTGCGTCACGCCCGGGATGATGGCAATGCATGAAGGCCGCACCTATCGCGTCTCAGCAGTCATTCAGGAGCGCAAATGGGTGTATCTGCACACCGATGCAGAAATAATCCGCCTCAGCGACTGCGTGATTGACGTCCTTCTGGACGGTCACGGCAACCCCATCCAGCACTAACCACCCTATTCAACCGATCGGCCTGGCAATAAGCGGGCGGGATCTGCACATCCAAATTTCAGGAGTTCAGCCATGAACGCATACCTCACTTACGACCGCATCGAAGATCGGCGCTGGGTTGAGCAGCAGCTCGACGACGAGAAAGAGAAGTGGATCGACGACCGGGCGCAGCAAATCATCGACATGATGCCAAAAGATCCGTCCGGCCTCTTCCACTTCACGATCCCGATTGACTCCAGCCCATACGAAGGACTTCGCAGCGATAAAGCTGGCGAGGCCTACAACGATTTCATTTCGGCAGCTGCTTACGCCCAGGCGGAATACGACTGGGAACACCGTACCGGATGCCCGTTTTAAGGAGAGAGCTAATGGCCCGCAGAAATTTACTCCACAAATCGAAATTAGCCGACTTTAAGGAGTGGCTCTCGATGAACGGAATTCAGTGGAGAGATGGGAAAGGTAGTTACCAGGTGATCCAGGTGAATACGGGATGCGGCTGGACACCGATTTATGACAGCAGCAAAGAGCGACGCGAGCATTTCACCATTCAGGATGCTCTCAGGCCTTTGGTAAACAGATTCATCAGAGAGGCTGCAAAATGACAGATTCAAAAACACATTACCGCAAGGCATTTGACTCCCCTTACCTGAGCAGCGCCGACATCGTTGAGCCAACGGTGCTGACAATCGCCCGCGCAACGTTAGAAAACGACAAAACAAAAAAATCCAAAGACGTTTTTAACACTGCTTATTTTGAAGAGCGCGAGCTGCGCCCTGGCGAAAAGCTTAAGCCGATGATTCTGAATGCCACGAACAGCAAGATGCTGAAAAGCATTACCGGATCCCCCTTCCTTGAGGATTGGGTAGGCGTGAAGGTCACTGTTTACGTCGATAAAAATGTCCGGTTCGGAAAGGAGTCGGTTGAAGGCCTCCGCTTAAGCCCGGCGCGCGTTACAAAGCCGGTGCTTTCGCCGGAAAAAACGCAGGCATGGAATAACGCTAAGGCCGCCTTCAAACGCGATGGGAACCTTGATGCAGTGCTGGCGAGAATGGACATTTCTCCGGAGCATCGCCGCCAGCTTGAGCAGGAGTGTTCATCATGATCTGGCACGACGTCGAGCAAAACGGTGAAGAGTGGGATGCTCTTCGCCTGGGTAAGGCCACCGCGTCAAACTTCGGCCTGATTATGGCTAACGATGGAAAGGCGTTTGGCGAACCTGCCAAGCGTTATGCCCTTCAGTTGGCTCTTGAGCAGATTAAGGGTTGCAAGTCTGAGTTTGGCTTCTCAAACGACCACATGGAGCGCGGGCACGAACAGGAGCCAATTGCCCGCATGCTGTACGAAGAGATGAACTTCGTCGATGTGGATAACGGCGGATTCTTTGATCACGAAACGTATGGCGACAGCCCCGACGGCCTCGTTGGCCAGGACGGGCTCGTTGAAATTAAGTCTGTCATTGCCGCCACTCACTACTCCACCCTCACCCGCGGCTCCTTCGATCCGGCATACAGATGGCAACTGGTCGGGCACCTTGATTGCTCCGGTAGGGATTGGGTGGACTTCATCAGCTACTGCTCAGACTTCCCGGACGGTAAGCAGCTCATCGTCTATCGCCTTTCAGCTGCTGAATGTGAATCAGAAATAGCCCGGCTTCGCGCGCGCAGAAAAGACTTCCTCGAACTTGTTGCGGACACGAAGCGCCGCATTCTGGAGCTCGAATGAAACGCACACCTTTCTATCGCAGGCCCGGGCGAACCGGGCAATTCTCCGGACTCCGTGAACGCGTTATCTGGATGATTCAGACGCGCGGCCGCCCGGTAACCGGTAGTGAAATCGCCGAGAAGTTCGGCGTAACGCTCATCGAGTTCAACCGGGTCGCCAACGGCATCACCCGCGGTTCCGGGCAGATAGCGCAGATCGTTGAGTCGAAGAAATGGCTCAACGATGACGGCATCTGCGACCGCGCTTTCGACCTCGTTACGAAGCCGAAGGTTGTTACGCCGCAGGGCAAATCGCGCCTGTTCACCCGGCGTGCTATTGAGCAATCACAGGAAGGTAGACGGCAGGAGTGCATAGCGCGTGCCGCCCGCCGTCGCCGTCTCATTGCTCAGGGCCTATACATCGACGAAATGGAGTCAGTGCTATGAAAGCGTGGTCTCTCGAAGAGCTGGCGCTGCTGTGGCGACACTCAAACGCTGAAGTCGCTGAGATTACCGGCCGCTGCATTGAAGAGGTAGGAGATAAGCGGCTGCAAACCAATATTGAGCATAATGGCTGGGATGTAAACGTTCCGGAGCGGGAGGAATCATGACCGATTACACCGGAAGTAATACCCCAGCGGATCAGCGCGACCTCTGGCGCACTCCACCAGCCCTCTTCGCCTCCCTTGATGCTGAGTACTGCTTCCAGCTGGATGCCGCCGCGGCGCCTCATAACGCACTGTGCCGGAAGTTCATCACCGCAGAGCAGAATACACTGGAGACTCCCTGGGCTGATTATCTGAATGTACCTGGCTACGTCTGGATGAACCCGCCATACAGCGACATCACACCGTTCGTTAAGAAGGCCGCTACCGAAAGCGCAAATCAGATCGGCACGGTCATGCTGGTTCCGGCAGACACTTCGGTTGCCTGGTTTAAGGAGGCTATCCAGACAGCCAGCGAAGTGCGCTTCATCACCGCCGGGCGGCTGGCATTTATCAACCCGGTTACCGGTAAGCCAGTCAGCGGCAACAATAAAGGGTCGATGCTCATCATCTGGCGACCGTACCCGCGTACACACTGCCACTTCGCAACTGTGGACCGGGACAAGCTGATGGCTTTCGGGGCGAAACTTCTCGCCCGCCGGGAGGCCGCATGACGCCAGCAAATGAAAACGCTATCCGCGCCGCCTGCCGCCGATGCACCGAGGAAATCCAGCAGGCCATGCGCAAGAAGCCAAAGCCTAACTGGAACGAAACGGTGCCACCCATCATCAACAAGCATCACAAGAGAATAGAAGCTCTGGGAGTTAGCCTCCTGGAGTTCGTCGTCAAAACTGGCCGCCTTAACGGGCGGTTTGGAGCTGAACAATGATTCGCCGACAGCTCGATACATCAACCCGATTTCTGCTTGATACCGCCTTTCACCGACTTGAAATAATCCGTGATGACGGTCTTTACCGCCACCTGCGCATGAAGCAGCCCGGCACGTCCTGTTATTACTTCGACATTATCACCTGGCCGGGATATTTGACTGTCACCGGCGACATGGGCACCTGGACATTCTCCCGTATCGCGGACATGTTCGACTTTTTCGGTCCGTGGCAAGACGGTATTAACACCGGTTACTGGTCAGAAAAGCTGGAGGCTGGCGCTGGCTATTCAGCGTGTGAGCTATTGGCGAAAGAGTACGATCATGATGCTTTTTGCCGGAGCCTGAAGGAATCAATGAGCGAATATCTGGAAGATGCTCCAGAAGACCAGCAAGAAGACGAAGACTGGGATGATGAAGACGATACTCCAGACAGTGATAAAGCCAAAGTTCGTGAGGTAGTCCGTGAATTATGCCGCGGTGGGTTTAGCAATGATTGGGAAGCATACCAGGCAGTTTATAACGCTGACTGGCCCGAAAGTTGGAGTGCGTGGGATGTCTGCGACGGGCTGACATTCAAAACCTACACCAGCCACTTCCGCTGGATCCTCTTTGCCATCACCTGGGCGATCACCAAATACCACAACACAAAGCTGGTCGACAAGTCGATGGCGATGTTCCTCGCGGTGAAAGGGTTACCAGCATGAACCGAGCCTCACCCGTTGATTTGAGAAAAAGCCTCGACATCGCCAACCACCTGGCGCATATCGGGATTCGCTTTGTGCCGATCCCGGTAGCTTCAGAGGAAGAATTCCAGACCCTTTCCGCCGAGCTATCGCGACGGCTTGAGCAGATGGCAGTCGAAGCCGAGAAACATGAAGGCGGTGCAGCATGAAAGCACTAATCACCAGGTCGCTAAGTCGGCCTTTTTTATTGCTGGCGTTCACATTCAACCGAATTAACCGACAGTTCCGGGAGCAGTGATTATGAAAGAGTTCAAGGGTACTCCGGGGAAATGGAGTTTTTCTCACAGTAGCGCAAGTGACGACAACGTGGCTTGCATAGAAATTAATTCATCAGAATCGCTGCACGAAATTGCTTATCTCCAAAGTACACCACCAAACATCGGAGGAGACGGGCAGACATCTTTCGATAAAACAATTGCGAATGCACATCTGATAGCAGCCGCGCCTGATTTGCTGGAAGCGCTGCAATGCCTGTTCGAAAACTATAAGCAGCTCGCCGATTCAGGCGATGCCGGTAACTGGCGGCTCGAAGATGAACCTGCCGGAAAGAAAGCGCTGCATGCCATCAACAAAGCCCTCGGTAAGGAGTGACCATGGCCGACATCATCGATACCGCAGCAGAGATTGAAGAGCTTCAGCGTAACGCTGCCCTTTCCGCTCACCGCCTGAACCGCAACGCCGTATCAGCTGAGCGTTGTGAAGAATGCGACGAACCAATTCCCGAGCCGCGGCGTGCTGCCGTTCCCGGCTGCCAGACATGCGCGGAGTGCCAGGGAATTCTTGAGTTGAAATGTAGACACATTAGAAACTAGCTGAAAGGCCAGTAAATAACTGGCCTGAGTACTAGTGCTCTTGTTTTCTGGAAGATACCATTGCTGGCAGCTGAAAAGCATAAATTAGGAAGACTTCAGTAAAACCTATCAGTTCTTCAGCCTCTGCTTTGGAGAACTCTTCATCTGAGTGCACAGCTCCGTTGGAATCTACACGCACAATGTGCGCCCAGTCTTTCATCTGCTCAGTAATTAGTCCCTTAGAGTGTAGAATTGAAATTCTTTGTACCAACGTCTCTTTTTTTGAATCCTCACCTAATAGAGTTCTGGTAGCTATATCAATGGTTTTTCTGCATAACATAACGGCAGTATCAAACTTGCCTCTCTGAAGATTATCTTTTGACTCAATGAAAGAATCGGCCGCTCTAACTGGAGTCGCATCAGGCGCAAGAAGCACTGAAGGCTCTGGATAAACAGCCATCAATTCGTAAGGGCTTTCTGAGCGAGGAATTACAAGATCCACCTCAGAGTGTTGCCTAGACTGCTTGTATGGACCCAAATCCATACGAGGTGACATCACAACCGCTATCCCCGCCTGGGCGCAACTCCGGCAAAAGAAAGCTACATCATAAATATAGTTAGCATGACGATGATGTTCACCGAATGCTTCCAAGACAGCATTTTCTTTTTTACAGTGCGGACAAGTTATATCAAACGATAGCATCCCCATCAAACTGCTCCATTTAGCGATCGTTATTGAAAGGCGTGAAAAATACCGTGATTAGTTCGAGAAACGACTGAACCAATTTACCTACATTTTTCCAGTATTCAAAAACATCCGTCACATATCTATTGATTTCGATTAATCAACACGTCAACGCGGCCTCGCTTATAATGCCTGGCGGCTAAGGAGTTCTCATGGCTAAGCTTCTCAACTTGCAGGAATGGGCTGCTGAGGTCTACACGACTCCACCCTCCCTTTCTACTCTGCGTCGATGGACGCGAGAGGGGCGAATTTATCCCGCGCCGGAACTGCACGGAAAAGAATATAAGGTCCAGCCTGACGCTATCTACGTGGATCCGCGCAAGAAGAATCTGCGCGCTAAACCAAAACACACCAAACTGCCGTCCGGCGGCACCTTACTGGAGAGACTGACTCATGGCGAAAAGGCCAGTACGTTACGACGCTAACCTGCCCCGTAACCTGACCTATCGTAAAAGAGACAGACTTTACAGCTGGCGCAATCCTGTGACAGGGCAGGAGATATCTCTTGGCCGAATTGATCGCAAGGACGCTATTGCCCAGGCCATTGAGGCCAACAACTACATTGACCAGAATTACCTTCCCTCTTCTCTCCTGGATCGCATAAAAGACGTGCCCACTTTCACAGTGGCCGCATGGTTGGAGCGTTACGAGGTAATTCTCGAACGGCGTGAGCTGAAACCAAACACGATGAAGGTCAGGCGAAACCAGATCGCCACCATTAAGGAAGAGTTCGGCAAAATTCCCCTCGCTTTTGTCACGACAAAGGACATCGCCTCATTCCTTGAAGCGTACATTCTCTGCGATAAAAAGAGCATGGCTTCCGGGCTCAGGTCTGTGCTGATGGACATCTTCAGGGAGGCGATTGTGGAAGGACATGTCGACAGGAACCCGGCAGAACCGACGCGAACGCCGACACCGAAAGTTAAGCGAGAACGCTTGCTGCTCGAACAATTCACGGTCATCCGCCAGGCAGCGTTAACTCATTCTGAATGGGCGCCAAACGCATGCGATCTGGCACTGGTCACCGGCCAGCGGCGGGAAGATATCTCACTGTTCAGGTTCAGTGACATTAAAGATGGGAGGCTTTTCGTTACGCAGGAGAAAACAGGTCACAAACTGGCACTTCCCCTTGATTTGAAGCTGGACGTCGCCGGGCTTGTGTTGCAGGATGTTATTGAGCGATGCCGGGTAAATAACCCCTCCGACTTCATGCTTTACTCGCCGGTTCGCCGTGGCGGGAGAAAGCCGGGGCCGCTAAGTCCTGACGGTCTTACCCAGGCTTTCGCAGAGATAAGGGATTCGACCGGGTTAAAATTCGGACCTAACCCACCGCCTTTCCATGAGATCAGAAGCCTGGCGAGCAGGCTATATGAAAAGGAGCGCGGAGAAGAATTTGCTCAGCGTTTACTCGGCCACAAAAATTTAACAATGACCAAAAAATACCTGGACGCACGCGGTGCAGAGTATGTTATGGTTTAGACAGGATATGGAATATTCGAGTAATTTTCGGGGGATTTCGTGTTAATACCGAAAAAAAACCATTGGAAAACAAATAGATAAAAAGAGACCGAATACGATTCCTGTATTCGGTCCAGGGAAATGGCTCTTGGGAGAGAGCCGTGCGCTAAAAGTTGGCATTAATGCAGGCTCAATCGCCTTGCCCTTTAAGAATAGATGACGACGTCAGGTTTTCCAGTCCACAGCAAAAGTGGTCTGAAAAAAAGCGTCAGAACATCACTAAATGTGAAAAACCGCAGAGCTTTTACAAGCACCTGCGGTTTTTTTTTACTGGAAACCTGACGGCTAGCAGAGCTTTTCAGCGCGCTCAATAAACGGTGCCAGACTCTTCTTCTGCCCGGGGTTTGCCGGGTCATCTACCTGGATCACGCTGACAGGCTGTCCGTTACTTTTCCCGCTGGCAACCTGCTGCTCCGCCACGTCATTTAACGGATACTGCACGAGCGTACTGGGATTGATGACATACAGCGCGTTACCGGGACGGCAGGTAAGCATGACTTCTTCACGATTAAATGCCCAGTTGTCCTTACCCACTTCAAACCGGCTGACAGTGATGACCTGCGGCGCGGCTAACGCACTGCTGGCACAGGTGAGAAGTAAAAGAGAAAGCAGTGTCTTATTCAT